GTCGACGCTCCTGTCAGCGTTGGCCACGCCCCGGGGCCGTTCGCGCGGCTGCCGGGGTCTTTGAACCCATCGTGATGCCCCATCAGGCCGTAATCAGCTCCGGCGGGCAGACAGTTGGGGCGTTCGGGCGCTAGCTTCGAAAGCGCCCAAACGTCCACAGGGGGAGCCTTGAATACGGCCTTACGATCAGCTATGGATTCCGCCGGGATCTCCCCGAGACAGCTCGCGCTTCGCGTGGGGGTATCGGGGAAGACGGTGGAACGCTGGATCGCGGACGACGCGCTGATCCCGCACGCAAGGAACAGGGAAGACGCCTCACAGGCGCTGGGAGTTGAGGCAGACATGCTGTGGCCCAAGGCCGTCAGGGAGCGGTTGAAGACGGGCGGGGACCGTGAAGTCGTCCAGACCTACCCGTACCGGTCCGCTTGCCCGTCGACAGTCTGGGCGGAGCTGATCGCGGGAGCGTCCGAGGAACTGCTGTTCGCCGGGTACACCAACTACTTCCTGTGGACCCAGGTGCCGGCCTTCGCGTCGACGCTGCGGCAGAAGGCGGAGTCCGGGTGCCGGATGCGGTTCCTGCTCGGCGACCCCGACGGCGGCGTTACCAGGCAGCGTGAGGTCATCGAGGGCGTGGCCCTCACGGTGTCCACCCGCATCCGCATGTCCCTGGAGGAACTGGCCAAGCTGGCCGACGTCCCGGAGATCGAGGTGCGCTACTCGGCGGCTGAGGACGCCATGAACCACGTGTCGCTGTCGGTGTTCCGCTTCGACGACCAGGCGCTCATCACGCCGCACCTGGCGCGCCTGGTCGGTCACGACTCCCCGCTGATGCACGTGCGGCGCCGCGGGCAGGGCGGCCTCTTCGACCGGTTCGCGGAGCACGCTGAAGAGCTGTGGGGCCGCGGCGTACCGGTCCCGGCCCTTGCCGCGGGCGGCAAGTCGTAGGGGTCCTCGCTAGTGAGGACCCTTGGCGGTGACCAGGCTTTTTGCCGGTACCGGCAAGAAGGGTACCCAGATTGTGGGTACCCCCGGACGCACGAAAGCGGCCCCGCCCTCCCGGAGGAGAGCGGGGCCGCGGTCATCGGGCGAAGAGAGCAAGGGCGCCGGTCGCTGCACCGGCGACGCCGGCGAGGACGCCGATCGTGGGCAGGGGCCAGCGGGCGCGTTCGAGGGTGCGGATCCTGAGCTCGTGGTCCTGGACGTCGGAGCGGATGTCCTTGGCCTCGTCAAGGAAGCTGTCCACCTTGGACTCGATCCGGCCGACGGTCTGAGCCAGGTCCCTCACCTCCTGGAACATCTGGGCCGTGCTGATGTACACGCCCGGGTCGGGCGTCGTCATTAGACCCCCTTGGCGAGGCTGGCCGAGTTGGTGACGTCGCGCCAGCGGGCGACGAGTCCCTTGCCGAGGGCGAGGACCGCGCCGACACCGCCCGCGAGCGCGGCGTACCACATGCTGCCGTCCAGCGGGGTGGTGATGACGATGCCGCCGATGAACGTCTGCAGGAACGTCGACAGGACGCGCTCCAGGAGGTCGCGGCCGTAGGTGCCCGCGGTCTTCACGACGGTTTCGGCGCTGGGCAGGTTGATGTCGGTCATGGTCAGGACTCCTGGGTGGTGAGGGTCTCGCCGAGCTGGGCGAGCGCTGCCTGGGCGCCGGCTTCTGCCGCCGCCTTGATCTCGGGGAGGGTCAGGCCGCCGCCCTTGGCGAGGCGTTCCAGGACGGCGTCCCGGGCGGCTCCCTGCGCGACGAGTGTCCGCAGCGTCGCCATCATCCGGTCGTAGTGGGAGTCCTCGGAGCGCTGGAAGCTGGACGCGGGGGTCTGGGCGGGTTTGCCGTGCTGGTCGGGCCGGGCCGGGTTCGGGATCCGGTAGTCCCACACGGCCTTTGCGACTTCTGCTGCGCTGGGCATGTCGTCCTCCTCGGGGGTGGTTTTGCCGGTGGCCCGGGCGACGATCGCCGGGAACACGACCGTGTGGAACTGGGTGACCCGCTTGTCGCCGGGGCAGGAGTGCGCGTCCGGGTTCCAGGCGGAGTACAGGCGGTGGTAGCCGAACCCGGGGTCGGTGGAGCTGCGGCAGATCCGCAGGGGGATGCCGTGGTGCTGGTGCAGCCACACGCCGAGCCGGATGATCGCCTCGACTTGTTCGTCGGTCCACGGGTCCGACGCCTGCAGGTTGGAGGCGGACTCCAGGGAGACGGCACCGGTACCGTCGGCCCGCCGGTTCGCTGGGCCGTTCGCGTCGGCTCGGGTCTCGGTGCCGATGAACTGCCCGAGGCTGCCGTCGTAGCCGAGACCGAAGTGCGACTCCAGGTTGGTGGAGTCCCGCCAGTACTCGTAGGTGCGGCGCGGCGTCCATGGGGCGACGATGCTGTGCAGGATGAACTGGGTCGGCTTGATCGCGGGCTGCGCGTCCGACTCGGGCTGCAGCTCCAACTTCGTGGCACCGGGATACCAGGCCATGAGGCCTCCAGAGGTGAGGGATGCCCCGGGGCCGGTCGGCGGCCGGGGCGGTGGGGCGATGCGGTGGGCGCCGGTCAGAACAGGGCGAAGAACGCGGCCTGCCGGGTGTTGCCTGCGGGCGGGGTCACCACGGGCACGGTGTTGAGGTCGTCGAACTCTGCGTAGTCCACAGTGCCGTTGTTGCGGCGGGTCTCCAGCTGCACGCTGATTGTCGTGCTGGCTGTCACCCACGCCGGGGTGGCCGCCGTCCGCCTGGTGGTCCACGTCGACCCGTCCGGGCTGGTGGACCACGTCAGCGTGCCGCTCGCCTCGCTGATGCGGACGTAGGCGTGCGCGACCGGATCGTAGGTCGCTTCCACGGCGCTGCCGTCGAAGTAGTCGACGTTCGAGGCGAGCCGCAGCTTGCCGGTCACCCGGTCGACTTTCGCGCTCACGTTGGTGCCGTCCACCGAGTGCGGCAGGAGGAGCTGGGCGTAGGCCGAGGTGGTGGCGCCGCCGGCGGCGGGCGGGTAGATCCGCACGGACACCGAGGAGCCGGCGAGCGTGTACGCCGACGCGGACACGTAGGCCCCGTAGTCGGGGTCGCACTGGATGCGGGCCCGGCCGCCGACCTCGGAGTAGACCCCGTAGTTGCCGGGCCAGAGTTCGCCGTTGACGGTGCCGTCGTCGAAGTCGTCGACGAGCGTCGCGGTCGCGGGCACGTCAGTACCCCTTGGTGTAGGCGATGACCCGCCAGGCGTTGGCGGCTGCACTGTAGATGGCGCCGATGTAGTCGGTCGTCCCGGAGACGGTGGCGGACAGGGCGGTGATGTCCGACCCGAACACGAACCCGCCCGAGCCGCCGGCCAGGGTGAGGGTGCGGGCGCCGCCGGAGGCGACGACCTCCCACATCACCCGCTGCCCGTCGACCGGATTCGCCGGCACGCTCAGCGTCCGGTTGCCCGCGATGGTGACCTTGAAATGGCGGCCGCGGCTGGCGTCGGTGGCGATGGCCGCCCCGTCGGTGAGAGCGATCACCTGGGAGGGGGCGTCGATTCCCGGCGGGTGCAGCACAGAAATCGTGCCGGAGCCTTCGCCGACGATGCCCCGGCGGATCGTCGTCCCCGCGGGGTTGGCGGTGCCGCTCACGACTGCGGTGCCGTCGGCGTAGATGCGGGTGCGCTCGACCGAGTTGGGGTGTGACGGCAGCGCAGTGTTGCCGTCGGCGAAGAGGACCGTGTCGACGCTGGCGAACAGCAGTCCGCAGGAGAGCACCGCGTTGTTGTAGGCGTTCACGCCGAAGGTGAACGCGGTCAGCCCGGCGATGCCTGTGCGCAGTTCGACGTAGCTGAGGTTGAGCGAGTTGCCGCCGCCCCGCTGGATGTCGACGAGCTTGTCGAACTGTTCGAGGTTGGTGTCCTCCCAGTGCGTGTGGTGCACGGGGCCGACGCCGCCCCCCAGTTCGATGCCGGTGCAGCCGGTGCCGTTGGCGATGGCCTCGCACATGTCGAACTTCAGCTGGTTCATCACGCCGTCGGCGGTGGTGGACTCCACTTTGTAGGCGGTGCCGCCGTCGCCGACGAGCTCGACGAAGACCCGCTCGATCGTCGAGTCGCCCGGGTTGAAGTCGGTGTGCTCGCTGTAGAGGCGGACGCCGTTGCCGACCCCGCCGATCTCGATGTTCTCGAACACCGACCGGAATGGGGAGCCTAGGTTGAGGGCCCAGCCGGTGTGGCTGCCGTCCCACGGCCCGGTGACCTGCATGTTCTTGAAGGACGAGTTCCAGAACGAGCGGTGCCCGGAGGCCTCGCCGTTGGTGGTGGACGAGGTGATGCCGTCCGTCGCCCCGTCCACCGTGATCCCGAAGGACTCGAACTGGACGCGGACGACCTTGGTCAGGTGGATCGCCGCGGTGATCCCGTCCCCTGCCACCAGCCGCGTGGCCCGGGCGCCCTGCCCTCGGACGATGATGCCGATCTCCACATCGACGTCGTCCGTCCCCTCCACACTGAGCGGGGCAGTGAGGTTGTAGTCACCGACGGTCAGCTGGATCTCGCCGCCGCCGGCATCGCGTGCGTCGTCGAGAGCCTGCTGAATCTGGACCTGGTCGGCGATGCCGTCACACACCCAGGTCGCGGCGGCCCGCACATCGGCCGGCGCCGTCGCCGACGCCACGATCCGGGAGATCGACGTGTACCCGCCGCCCCCGCCACCGCCCGCCGACGTACTGTGCGCCTCGATCCACACACGCTGTCCGCCCGCAGCCTCGACCCACATGCCCACCACGTCGTCGGGCCCGGAGAAGGTCGGCAGGCCGCCGTACTCGTCCGTGACGATCGACGTGGCGGCCGCGCCGCCGGAGTCGAGGAGGTCGGTGTACTGGGTGCCGCCGTCGCGAGCGGACCAGAACGTAAGCTCCGTGTTCGGGGCGACACCCCACAGCCCATCGCTGGGCCGGACCACGTAGTCGGCGACGCCGGCGCCGAAGGTGTACCGCGCCATTAACGCCCCCTCCCCCACGACACCTGGCCAGGGATGACCACGTTGCCCTGAACGAGCGCCGGGTGCGACGTCAGCCACACCTGGCCAGGACGTTGCGCGTCGTTCGCTGCATAGATGGTCAGCACCCCTGGCGACGCACCGGTGATGTAGGCCAGGGTGCGAACCAGCCGGTTGGGATTCCGGTAGGAGGCGGGGATCAGGACCGGCAGCCGGCTATCGGTGGCAGCCGAGAGAGAGCCACCTGTGCGCGTGAAAGTTCCGAGCCGGAGGTGCACCGTGTTGGCGTCGTACTCGAGGGTCGAATCGAAGGTAGGGGTCCAGCCTGACACGGACGCGTTGACAGTGATCTCCCCGGGCTCTCCGAAGATGACCACCCAACTGGCGCCGTTCCACTTGATGACCCGGCCTGTGTCGGTCTCCACCCCGAACTCCCCGACCACCGGGATGGGGTTGCGACTGGAGGACGTGCACGGTCGGAACCGTGTCCCGATGTACAACTCCTCGCGCGTCACGCTGACGGCCGCCGCCCCTGCCAGCACGGTGGCCCGGGCGACCGGCACCTCGTACACGCCGGTCTCGCCGAGTGTCTGCGACAAGGCCGGGGCACCGGCGCCGGGCGTGCCCGCCTTGACGACGGCGCGGACGGTCCAGGCGGAGCGGTCCAGGCGCAGCACGATGCGGTCGATGCGGGTCGACCCTGAGACGTTCGCCTCCACGGGCAGGTTGACCGTGGTGGATCCCGACGACCAGGCGCGGCCGCGGACGTTGCCGTAGACGTCGGCGCGGACGTTGACGGACAGTCCGGCGCCGGCCGTGACGACGGCCGGGTCGGAGGGCCGGCCGTCGATGCCGTCGTCCGCGAACCGGGCGGACAGCGCCTCGTACTCGCTGTCGTTGACGGCCCTGCTGTTGTAGCCGGGGCTCGGCCAGCTCAGCTGTACCACAGGCTTACCTCGTTTCCAGTCGGCCCAGCCTGCGGCCGAGCGTGCGGATCAGCCGCACAATTTGCGGGTCGGTGGTGGCGTCCTGCGAACCGATGACGGTGGCGATCTGCTCGCCCTCGTCGGCGGTGGCCTGCAGGGTGATGGCGCGGACGAGGTCGGTGACGACCAGGCCGTGGGGCAGGGCGATGGTGACGCGGTCGCCGAGGTCGTAGTCCCGCCCGGCCTGCAGGTCGGGGGTGTCGACGGTGACGGTGGAGAGCGTGACCGGGGCGGCACCGTCCGCGATCTCGCTGGTGCCGGACGCGGTGAGCTCGCCCTTGGTGTCGTCGTCGGCGCCGCCGTCCACGTACTTCTCCACCGGCCACCAGGCGGCGGCCGCCGCGGTGTCGGCGACCTGGACGAAGGTGCGGATACTGCTGCCCTCGTCCTCGCGGCCGGCGACCAGCGCGTGCGTGACCTCGGGCGCGGACTGCGAGTAGGAGATGCCGCGCAGGTTCCCGAGGCCCGTGGAGAACCGGGCTGTGGCCGTACGGTCCACCGGGGCGTAGCAGCCGAATACGATCTGCGGGCCGACCTGCTGGGTGCCGAACCCGATCTGGCCCCCGGCGGACGCGGCGAGGCGGCATGGGTCCAGGACCGGTTCGAACCGGGTGCGCACCGACGTCGCCGTACCGACCCCGGCTGCCGTGCCGAGGACCAACTGCGGGATGCGCCGGTCCGCGCGGGCGCCCGGCCCTGCGTTCTCGTTGACCAGCGTGCGGATGATTGTCTCGGAGTTGACCGTGTCGAACTGTCGCCAGGTGTCTCCGTGCTGCAGCTCCCACGTCGCTGCAGGCTCGGGCAGCACGATCTTCGCCGCGACCTTCGCCAGGTCGTCCGAGAAGTTGACCGTGACCTGCCCGACCCCGGGCTGTCCGTCGACCGACCACTCGTAGTCGGTGGGCTTCTCCATCGGTCCCGCCGTCCAGATGGATCCGTCCCGGATGACCACGAGCCTGTTGCCGCGCTGCAGCTGCGCCATGACCTCCGGGTACGCGGGCAGTACCACGCTGCCGGCTGCGGGCTCGTTGAACTTCTTCATCGCGTCGAGGCCGGTCCAGCCGGTCAGGGGATCGCCCTGGACGGTCAGGTTCTGGTCGGTGATGAGCAGGGTGATGGCCAACGCCCACCCCCTTCATGCGGTCTGGTGGCGGGGGTGGAACGTCAGGTCCACGGCGCTGCCCGGGCCGCTGCCGGTGAGGACGAAGCTGACCTCGTTGTCGCCCGGGGCCAGCCCCCACAGGGAGGCCGTCGGCCAGTCCAGCGCGCCGACCCAGTTGGAACCGTCGAGGGTGCCGTCCTGGTAGCGGACCTGCGGCGGGTCGGTGCGGATGATGACCTGCTCACCGGCGAGGAGGTTCCCGTGTCCGACGTCCGGAGCGTTGGGGTCCAGCGTGAACGCCTGGGTGACGGTCGGCCCGGTGCGGAGCGTGCGGGTGACGGTGAACTCGATCAGCGAGGCCGGGCCGGTGACCACCCATGTCGGCCAGACCGTCGTGTCGCTTGGGTTGCTGATGATGGTCTCGCCGAGGACCTGCGACGAGGACACCATGGGGTACGGGTCCTGGAAGTCGGCGAGCTCACCGGTCTCGCGGTGGACTGAGACGGGCACGGGGTCGATCCAGTACGGGTCCTCGCACAGCAGCTGCAGCACCGCGCTGTCCGCGTCCCGGCCCCAGCCCTGCTTGTCCTGCCCCTCGAACCCGTCCAGGTAGACGACCTCGATCTGCCGGCGGGTGCCGTCCGGCCGGGCGATCTCGAGAACCCCCGGTCCCTCGTCCTCCCGCAGCGTCCGCGTGAACGCCGTCGCCAGCGCCCGCCACCGCTCCACCAGCTCGAGGTGGTCGCCGCCCTGCACGAACAGCGGCCACACGATCGTGCGGGCCTGCGCCTGGGCGTGCCGCAGCCGGGTGCCGCCGCGCGGCTGCGCGTCGGTGGTGAGCTCGTACTTCACGGCGCCGAGCCCGGACACTCCCTCGGCGAGGGTGAACCAGCCGGCGTCCCAGTCGGTGAGCGGCCACACCGTCCCGGTGGGATCGGTGTACTGGGCGGTCGCGTAGCCGATCTCCGGGAGCGGGACCGGGGTCCCGCCCGGTGGCCCGGTGTCCGGCGGCGTGGTGACTGGGGCTGTGATGATCGGCATCTAGCGTGGCCTCCCCACCCTGGCCCGGGCCTCCTGGACGCGCTGGACGCGCTCGAGGTCGGCCACCGTGAAGTCCGCCGTACGGGCGTTGACGGTGATGGACCCGCCGCCCCCGTACGCCGCGGCGACGCCGGCGTTGGCCGCGCCCTCGAACGCCCGGAACTGGCCCGGTGTGAACACCGCCTCCGGGGTGTCGAGGCCGTTGAAGCCGAGCCCGCCCGGGGGCAGCCAGCCGCCATCGTCGAAGAGCGTCGCCGGGTCGAACAGCCGCCCGTTGCGCCGCGCCTCGAGGTGGAGGTGCGGCCCGGTGGTGTTGCCGGTGGCGCCGACGGCACCGATCCGGGAGCCCGGCCCCACCCGCTGGCCGGCCCGGACGCCCATGGACGACAAGTGCGCGTACAGGGTGGAGAGGCCACCGGAGTGGGACAGCGCGATGTGGTTGCCGTACGGGCCGCCGGAGGTGGCGGACAGGACGCTGCCCCCGAGGACCGCGCGGACCGATGTCCCGGTGGGTGCCGGGAAGTCGACGCCGGTGTGGTAGCCGGAAGACCACATGCTGCCGGGCACTCCGAACCGCGTCCCGATCGGGCCGTTCACCGGCTTCCGGGCGTTGCCCCCGCTCTGCTTGTCGCCCTCGTCGCCGCCGTCCAGGAGCCGCTTGACCGCGCCCTTGGCCAAGGACTTCAGCAGCCCGACGAAGCCGATGCTGCCGCCGGGGATCGCGTCGATCAGCGGGTTGACGACCCTGTTCACGCCGGCCTTGATGGCCGAACCGAAGGAGTCGGTGAGCCAGCTGGCGCCCGACTTCACCTTGTCCCAGGCGCTGCCGAGGACGTCGCCGATCCCGGAGAAGATGCCGCCCCCGGCGAAGGCCTGGTGCGCACCGCCGGACATGGTGGCGGACATGGCCTGCCGGACACCGGACACACCGCGGCTGCGAGCGAGACCGTTCCAGTAGGAGACGAAGCCCGCGCCGACGGCCCGGGTGAACTCCGGCCGCATGATGGACTCGCCGCCGGACATGTCGAGGACGCCGCCGGTCGGGGACACGAACCGGTGCGGGTCCCGGCCCGGGGTGTAGCCGGGCAGGATCGAGTTGTAGACACCGCCGGTGGCGAACTTCATCGCATCCAGGTGCTTGCCACCGAAGGCATCCGTCACCAAGTTCCACACCTTGCGGATGCCGTTGTTGTAGACGGTGTCCACGATGAACTTGACCGGCTTCTTGGCGATGTCCCGGATCTTGTCCCAGGCCTTCTTGATGCCGGAGCGGGCTGCGTCGAACGCGCCGACGATCCGGTTCTTGAGGGTCGTGCCCCAGCCCGGCACGGTCTTGGTGAAGAAGTCCCTGATCGGGTACAGGACGTACGTCTTGATCTGGCCCCAGGTGTTGGAGAACCCGGCCTTCATCTGGTTCCAGGCACCGGTGACCTTGCTCTTCAACGTGTTCGACCAGCTGGGAATGGTCTTGGTGAAGAAGTCCCGGATCGGATACAGGACGTACGTTTTGATCGCAGACCAGGCCGTGGTCAGGGCCTTCTTGATCCCGTTCCAGACCGGGATGATGACCTTGTCCTTGAGCCAGGAGAAGACCGGGCCCAACTTGCCGGTGACCCAGGAGACGAGGCTGGCGATCCCGGAGACGAGGCCGGACACCCAGCCGATCACCGTGGACAGTGCACCGACCAGCACGCCGACCAGGAACCCGGCGAACTGCAGGAGCGGCGGCAGCAGCCAGGACAGGACCTTGACGGCGAGCTCGACGACCAGGCCGACGAGCTGCACGAGCGGCGGCACCAGCGGCAGCAGCGCGATCGTCAGATCGATGCCGGCCTGCACCAGCTGCAGGATCGCGGGCAGCAGGTCCATGAGCATGCCGGCGCCCATCTGCAGGACCATCCCGACCAGCTCCCCGAAGAGCGGGATGATCGGGACGACGGCCTCGACGAGGATGACCAGCGCATCGGTCAGCGGCGGCAGCGCCTCGGCGAGCAGCCCCACGAACATGCCGAGGAGCTCGCCGAGGATCGGCGCCAGGTCGGCGATGATCGGCGCGAGCTGCGCGGCCAGCGACCCCACGAGCTCGGCGATCGGCTGGACCAGGGCGAGCACGGCCTCCGTGATGCCGACGAAGGCGTCCGCCACCGTCGGCAGGACCGGGATCAGCGCGTCGAGGACCTCGGTGACCAGCTGCACGCCGACCGGGATGAGCGGCATCAGCCCCTCGATCAGGGCGACCGCCGCATCGGCTACGCCCTGGAAGGCGGGCAGCATCGTGAGCAGCGCCCCGCCGAGGGTCTCGAGCGCGTCGCCGATCACTGGCAGCAGCGGCTCCAGCGCAGCGAACACCGTCTGCACGAGCTGCATGCCGACGTCGATGAGCGGCGTGAGGATCGGCATCAGCTGCTGCAGGGCCTGCGCCAGGACGTTGGCGACGAGCTCGGCGACCTGGCCGATCAGCTGGACCAGCGGCTGCAGCATCGGCTCGAGGGCTCGGAACACCGAGGTGATCGTCTGGCCGAACAGCTCGATGATCGGGACGAAGGCCTGGATGACGGTGGTCAGTGGACCGATCAGCGCCTCCACCAGGCTCAGGATCACGTCGAAGATCGGGATGTACGCCGGAGCCAGCGCGTTGATCCAGGTGGCGATGAGCTCGCCGACGGGCTGCAGGAGCGGCATCACCGCCTTGGCGAGTTCCACGAGCGCCGTGCCGACGGTGGTGAGGACCGGGCCGATGGCCTCGATGATGGGCAGCAGTACGGCGCCGAGGGTGTCGGCCAGCTGGACCAGGACGGGGCCGGCGACCTCGGCGACCAGGGCGATGGGCTTGGCGATCGCCTCGAGCAGCGGCACCGCGGCCTGGACGACGGCTCCGATGATGGGGGCGAGCGCGCCGACGATCTGGCTGATCGATCCGAACAGGCTCCGTAGCGAGGCCTGCATCTCGTCGGTCGCGAACACCTTGCGGAGCTCGCCGAAGACAGCGCCGAGCGTGCCGACGATCTCCCCGCCCGCATCGGAGGCGGCCTTGAAGATCTCCGAGACGGTGCCGAGGATGTTGCCGAGGAGGGTCCCGAACTGGCCGAGGATCCCAATCGCCGTACCGATGGCCTGCTCGAGACCACCCGACGCGAAGGACTGGGCGATCCCGTCCGTGAAGGACGTGAGGGCGCCGGCCATCTGCTGCGACAGCGCGTTGAACGGGCTGCGCCGCCACCGACAGCTGGCCGAGCGCGGTGACGATCTGCCCCGGGGCCTTGGCGAAAGCGGCCAGGTTGTCCCGGGCCCCGGCCAGGATCTTGTCGAGCATCCCGGTCTTGGCCATCTCGGTGATGGCCCCGGCCGCCGACTTCGCCATCTCGTTCCACACGCCGGCGATCCCGGTCAGGCCCCGCTTCAGGACGGGGATCGTCGCCCGGCCGAGCGTCGTGACCGTCTGGTCAAGTCCCTCGAACAGCCGGTTCTGGACGGACAGCTTCATGTCCCGCCAGGCAGGAGCCAGCCCCTGCACCGCCCGCACAAAGCTCTGCGCGTTCGGCGCGAGCTTGGCCATGGCCTGGTCAAACTGGGAGGCCTGCCCGGCCGCCGACTGCTGCGCGTCCGCGACCGCCGCCGCGGCGTCCGCCACCGCCCGCTGCGCATCCGCGATCTGCCGCGCACCGTCCGCCCGCGCCTCGTCCACCCCGCGCTGCGCCTCACCCAGAGCACGCTGCGCGTCCGCGATCTCCTGCGCCGAGTCGACCTCGGTACGACGCTGCTCCTCACGCGCCCGGGCCAGCGCACGCGTCCGGTCCTCCACCTGACGCTGCGCATCGGCGATCCGCTCCTGCGCCTTCTGGACCTTGTCCGAGCCCTCGACGCCCGCCTTGTTGGCCTTGGCGGCGTCCTCGCCCAGCTGCTTGGTCTCCAGGCGCTGGTTCTGGACGGCCTGCGCCGCCTGGTCGTAGGCGAGCTGCAGCTTGGCGATGTCCTCCGGCCGGTTGCCCGGCTTGGCCTGCGCCGCCCGCAGCGCCTTCTCCGCATCGGCCATCGCGATGACGGCCTCGCGCTCCTCCAACCGGCTGTTGGCGAGCTTGTTGTTGAGGTCCTCGATCTCCCGCGCCGCGTCCCGCCGCGCCTCCGTGAGATCCGTCTGGACCTTCCGCGCGTCCTGCTGGGACTCGGCCAGCTCCCGGACCGCGTCCTGCACCTTGCGCTTGGCGTCGGCCTGATCCCGCGCCGCATCAGCGACGGTGCGGGCGAGACTGCGTTCGGCGTCTTCCACCGACCGCAGCGCGTCCTTCACCTGCTCGGCCGCCTGCACCCGCGCATCCGCCAGCGCCCGCTGCGCGTTGGCCAGCCCACGCTGCGCCGCCTCCACCGCGCGGGTGGACGAGGCGGCAGAGGACGCCTGCGCAGAGCTGTCGGCGAAGCCGGCCTTGAAGGCGTCGCCGATCCCGGAGAGTCCGAGCTTGAGGGCACCGGCGGCGGCCCCGGCCGTGGTGAGGGCCGGGGCCAGCAGCGCGGCCGACGCGGCCGCGGCATTGAGGTTCGCGGCGACGGCGACACCGGCCAGTGCGCCGATGCCCTTGAGGCCGACGCCGAAAGCCTTAGTGAAGGCTCCGGCGCCGGACCTGCCCGCGTTCGAGGCGCGGGCGTTGACCGATCGGGACCAGTCGCCCTGGAACTCCGGGCGAATGGCCACGTAGCCGCGTCCGACGAGGACACCACCGGCACCTGCCACGACCCACCTCCGATCAGGGGGTTGTGGCGCGGCCTCCGCCGAAGACCTGTGCCAGTTGCTCGGCGCCGCTGCCGTGGCGGCCGCCGAACCGGATCACTCGACTGTTCCTGCGCTTCTCGACGCCCGGCCGGGGGATCGGCTCAGGCGGACGCAACCTTCTGGTCTTCTTCGGGTCGCCGTGAAGCTTGACCGTCACGTAGGTGAGCTCACGGACGGCGTCGATGAGGGCGGCGTCCAGCTGCCGGTCCGGGGTCCAGTAGTCCTCCTCCGCGGTGGACTTGCGTACGGACCTCGAGGTCGCGGAGTCCCACGGCAGGTGGTCAAGGAAGACGCGGAGCTCGCGCCAGCTAAGGGTGCCGCGCCACAGGTCCAGCAGGGAGCGGCCCGGCCAGTACCGGGCCATGTCCCACTCGACGGCCTCCCCGTGCTCCGCTAGGAAGCTGAGGAGGCCGCGGATTCCCCCGGCTCCACGCCAGAGCGCTTCATCCACTCGTTGGCGACGACCTCGAGGTCGACGAGGGTGTACCCGGCGTCGATCATCTCCTGGACCTTCTCCTCGCTGAGGGCGGTCCTCAGGATGGAGAGGTAGTCCTCGGGGCCGCGCATGCGCTCCTGCAGGTCCATCGGCAGGGAGTTGAACGGCTCGAGAGTGAACTCGACGCCGCGCAGTTCGAATGTGCACGGCTCGGGAAGGGCGTCGCGCTTCTGCTGGGCGAGCGAGTCGAGGGAGGTGACCTCGTTCCCCTTCGCGTTCTTGGCCTTGCTGCTGGTGCTCACGTACTGCTCCTGGTCCTGCGGGTCATGCGGGTTGTGCCCCCGGCAGGCGCGACCCGCATCGCACGCCTGCCGGGGAGTCGGAGCGGGGCAGGCCGGCTGCTAGGCGGCGAGGGCCCAGGCCGGGTCGTTGCTCAGCCAGGTCGCGATCTCCGGCGCCGAAGAGGCGTACGCGGAGACGGTCATCTCGAGACCGACCGCAGCGGACCGGCCGAGGCTGATGGCACCGCGGTCGGTGATCTCACCGCGCGGGATCACGAGCCGGTTGGTGATGTCGCCGTCGCGCCACTCCAGGCCGATCGCCCACTCGGCGGGCCCGGGCGCGGCCGGGATGTCGAGCCGGTACACGGTGCCGGCCGTCACCTCGGTGATGACGGAGTCGGGGAAGTACGCCGTGATCGTCGACGCCTTCAGCTCGATGGCCGTGAACCCGAGCGTCATGTTGACGCTGGTCAGGATGCGACGGACCGGGGAGAGGGACTGCCAGGCGTTGATGTCCTCGACGTCCGTCGAGTACTCCATGCTCACCCCGTCGTCGGACATGAAGCCCAGGTCGACCCACGCCGGGTCCCACGGCGCGGTCAGGTCCGCCGGCGCGGTGGTCCCCTTCGGGGCGAGGTAGATGGAGCCGTCGAGCGCTGCGCGCACGTTGTCGGCGGTGTTCGCCACGGATGCCTCCAGGCATGCGAGAGACCCGTGCGGCCGACGACCGACGGGTGAAGTGGGTGGGGGAGGGCTGCGGGTTAGGAGAGCGCCGGCCGCGCGCGCAGACGCATCTGCATCACCAGCACGTACCGGGGAATCGGGGCGGTCTCGGCGTCCGGCTCGTACGGCAGCCAGATCAGCGACACATCGGCGGCGCTGTAGAGCTGCGCGCCGTCGACCGTGGTGCCCTGGGCCGCCTGCAGGTGGGCGCGGGCGAGCTGGGCGAGGTCCTGCGCCTGCGCCTTGTCGGCGGCGAGGATGTCGATGTCCAGCGTCACGTCCTCGAGGACGTACCGCTGGACGACGGCGCCGCCGCCCCGGGTCACCGACACGACGCCACCCTTGACCTTCTGCAGGAGATCGTCGGGCCACTCGGTACCGACCGTGGTGGCAGCGTCGAGGGCGGCCCGGAGAATGGTGGCGGCGACGAGCTCGGCGTCCGGGAAGACGACGACCGGCTGCGTCATCGCCGTCGGCGGCTGCTCTTCGCCGGCGCCTCAGCCTCGGCCTCCGCGACCGCGGACTCCGGCTCCGGCTCCGGTGCCGGCTCTTCCGCCGGTGCGGCCGCATGCTCCGCCACGACCTCCGGCTTGTGGGGCAGGACCTCGGCGACGCGGCCGTCACGCTTCAGCAGCGCCAGCTTCTCGTCGGTGACGTCGACCACGCTGCCCGGCGGATGGCCGTCGTGCCAGTGGGCGAGTCGGATCGTGGGCATCAAGCAGTCCCCCTCAGGGAATCGAGGGCACGACCGAGCGGCCGGGCCTTGGGCGAGTGACCGCCCTGCGGGCGGAGACGGCTGGTGGACGGCCGACCGGACCCGAACTCCACCTGCAGCGACCACGGGGCGTTCGCGCCGAACTCGGCGCGCCAACCGTTGGGGTTGAGGTGAGCGCCGCTGTAGATCGAGTCCTTGTACTCCCCGTGCCTGCTGACACCCGGCTTGTACGTCGGGCCGGAGTACTCAGGAGCGAACCCGCGCGCGAAGTTCGCGCCCTGCTGCGCCTTGTCCAGGAGGAGATCGCGCATCTCCGGAGCCCGGGCCAGCTCGTCGAACATCCTCGGGTTCGGCACGTAGCGGAAGTGGGCTGCGGGCATGGTCAGTCGACCTCCTTCAGCTGGGCTTCGATGTGCCGGATGTCCCGTGGCACCGGCCAGCGGCCGACCTTGCCGGTGACCTCGCAGACCAGGCCGTCGAACTCGACCTGGTCGATCTCCCGGAGGTCGGGCAGGGTGCCCGGCGCGGAGATCAGCAGCCACCCCGTGACGGTGACCTGCCGGTCCTCCGTGTCCTCCTTGCTGCCGCCGGACGGCTGGATGTTCAGCTGCCCGATGGGGGCCCGGGTGGCGGCCGGCCCGTAGTCGTACTTCTTGTTGCCGTACCGGTCCGTCGTGACGGCCGGCCGGACGACGACGGCGGACTGTTCGTAGAGGGCACTCACGACGGCCTCACCGACAGCGCGGTCCGCCGGAAGCTGCGGAGGATCTTCCGGTGGTCGGAGGTGAGAGAGCCGGTCCCGAAGGTCTCCACCGTGTACGTCACCGACGTGGCGCCGGCGGCCTCGGACCGCAGCCGCCGCGGGTTGGACAGAGTGGCGGCGGCGAGGTCCAGGCAGACGCCGAGGACCTCGTCCGGGATCTCCTCATACCCGTGGCTGTAGGTGACCCGGACACGGTCGGCCCAGATGCCCAGCGGCCGGTTGAAAGGCCAGCCCATCGTGCGGGACAGGTCGTACAGCGGCTCGCCGCGCCGGAGTTCGGATCCCTGCCGGATGAAGTCCCGGTTCTCGACGGCCGGCACCTCGAGCCCGGTCCCGTCCGGTATCTCCACCACCGTCAGCAGGTGATCGGTGTCGACGATGACGGGCCGCTGCGGCAGAACCAGGGCCCGCTCCCCGCCTTCCAGGAGGACCTCGTCGTCCTCGACGAAGGAGAGCACCTGCCCGGTGAACCGGCGGATCGCAGCCGACGCGATCCGCAGCGCGAGCAGCGCCGACTCTTCCGGGGCGGCGACGCCGGGCACGTACGCCTGCAGCTGCTCGGGAGTGGCGAAGGAGGGGAGAGCCACAGCGCCCCCTTCCCGCTACTCGCCAGCGATCTTGGCGAGCTGCTTCACCAGCGTCGACCGCGGCTTGTCCGAGGCTTCCTCCTGGCGCAGCGCCTCAGCTGCCCGTTCCTGGTCCTCGCCGACCCAGGTGAGGACGTCGGCGACCGGAGCGTCGATGTCCAGCTCGTCGCCGGACAGTGGAGGCGGAGGCGGCTCGGTCGGTGTGCCGGTGCCCAGTGGAGGAATCTCGACGACGCTCACCGGTTGCTTGCCCCCGCCGGCGTCCGGCTCAGGGGAATCGTCCTCGAGGACGGTCACCTTCTTCCGAGCGCCGCGCGCGAGGAGTCCGGCGAGGTCGCCGGTGACGATCTGCCCGGCTTCGAGTGGTGTGGGTACGTGGCCGTAAAAGACCTTGAAGTTCTCGTTGACGATGACGCGCACGAGACCTCCCCTTTCGTCTGTGGCCGGGGCCCAGCCGGTGGGGCTGGGCCCGGGGCGGAGGTCAGTTGGCGCTGTGCTCCAGCATCACGGCCCGCTTGAAGAGGGCCGGGTCGTTGTTGGCGAGCGAGTCCGAGGGGACGCCGTAGTCGCCGACCCACGACCAGGTCGTGGACACGTTCTGCTGGTAGCGGTCCTGCGGCGGACGCACGATCCGGGCGACGTCGACGCCGGGGGCCACGTTGATCATGGCGATCTCGGGAACATCGTTGACGCCGGTCTCGGTGAGGAGGTCGGAGATCCCCTCGAACGGAGCGGCGACCAGGGCGCCGGAGCCCATGACGATCGGCCGGTGCACGGTCGCGGCCAGGTCCTCGTGCCCGGTCGTGGCCGAAGTGAGGTACGGGACCTCCTCGTTGCGGACCCAGACGATGCCGCCGAACACGCCGATGGCGAGGTCACGGTAGGTCTCGGAGTCGGCGCGGCCGCGGTAGAGGTTCTGGAACTCGGTGTCCTCGAACAGCTGCGACTCCGTCACCGAGTCGATGTGGGCGACGTAGTTGCTGCCCTCGGCCGCGGGCACGCTCATGCGCCGTAGCCGGGCGACAGCGGCCCGGAAGTGCGAGAACTTGATCAGGTCGCCGGTCCCGACGTCGTACGCCGAGTCGTTGCCCGTACCGGCCCGCACGACGTACGGGGCCTGTGAGGAGACGACGGCCTCACCGGTGACGTCGGCTCGGGCCGTGCCCAGGGTCAGCGTGCTGGTTCCGGTGTTGACGCCGGTCACCGTGTTGTCGACACCGTCGACGGTGATGGTCAGCGGCGTCGACGCGCTGACCGCGGTGGGCACGCCGTCGACGAGGACGTGCGTGAAGCCGTCCACCGAGGCGACGACCATGCTGGTGTCGGACGTGCCGTCGGTCTTCACGAAGGTGCGGCCGCCGGCGTATCCGCTGTAGAGCTTGTTGCGGGCCAGCCGGTTGAGGGTCTGGCCGGCGTGGATGCCGAGGCGGCCGACGTCGTTGAGGTACTTCGACGCCTGCGTCATCTTCGACTGCAGCAGGTCGGTGTCGATGGACTTGCCGTACTGGTCCATCACCACTTCCCACTGCTCGATGCTGTAGGTGCCGGTGGACGCGTCGGAACCGGTGGTCGGGGTGGGGTCCGGTGTCATGAGCCCGTTACGGGTCATGATCTTCCGGGTGCCCTTGGCGCCCTGCCACGGCTCGACGTCCGCGACCTGTGCGAACAGCAACTCGGGCGCGAGCGACTCGCGGAACATGCCGTCGAGCAGGCCGTTCTGCATGATGGCGCGGATCGCCGCGGGCAGAGTCGTCCGGATGTCGTGCCGGTCGAGCCGGAACCACGACCGCGCACGCGGGCGCGCGAGGGTGCTGGTGTTCATGCGGTTACTCCTGGGTGATGTCGACGGACACAAGGTCCGGATGCTGCTCGCCCACAACCTGCAGGCCGAGCAGCGCGGTTTGGATGATGGCCGATACCGCCGCGCACACCCGGCCGTCTTCGACGTGGCCTTCATGGCCGTCGACCTCGATCACGGTGCGGCCGTCGCCCAGTCGGGCACGGACGTGGATCATCCGCGCAGGCGCACGCCGTACTTGGCGAGTTCGCCCTTGAGGGTCGAGCGGTCGGCGCTGCTGTAGTCGGCGGGCTGCTTGCTGTCCCGCGGGCCCTGGCTCGGGTCCGGGCGCGGCCCCTTCTTGCCCGGGTCGGGCTCCGGGTCAGTGGAGGCCGTCTGCTTGCGCAGGTGCGGCTTCCTGTCGAGGAGTTCGGTGAGGTCCGCCTTGATCGTCTCGGCGTCGACGTCGCCGTCCGCGGTGGAGTAGCCGGCCATCTTCTCCTGCAGATGCACCAGCGCGTCGTCCGCGTCCGCGAAGTCCGCGGCAAGTGACCTCACCTCGGCCTTGACCGCGCGTGCGGTGGCGGCCTTGCTGGTGGCCTCGGCGCGTTCTGCCCTTGCGACGGCCCGCTCGAGCTCGCTCTTGTCCCGGTCCTCGAAATCCTGCACCTTCGCGGCCAGGTCGTCGGCGCGCTTCTTCTCGGCGGCCGCCGCCCGCTTCGCGTCGGCGCGCTCCTTCTTCATCGCGTCGAGGGCCTTCTTCCCGGCGTCGCCGAGCTGGTCGGCGCCCTCCGGGTCGTCGGCCGGATCGGGGTCCGGGTCCGGGTCGGCCGGGTCTTTCGGGTCCGCCGGCGGATCCGCGGGATCTGCCGGGTCGGCGGGGTCAGGGTCGTCGTGGCGGTTCAGCTGGAACCAGCCCGCGCTGTGCGCAGCGGACAGCCAGCTCTGGCGGGTTGTCTTCATGATGGGTCTCCCGTTGCGGGGGAAAGAGGGGCGGCCGGGCGTTGCGCCAGGCCGGTGTGGGACAGCGGCTACACGATGTAGCCGTAGCGGCGAAGCAGCCGCAGCTCCTCGGCGCGGACACCGTCCGCGAGTCGGAAGATCTCTTCAGGCATCAGCCGGGGCGACCGCTCCGAGCGGTAGTACCGCGCCGACGTGGCCTGCCCGAACCGCTGCCCGGCGAACCGGCGCGTCGGGTCACCGGCCCTTGCACGGGACCGGCCGTACACGCTGCGCCGGGTGGCGCCCTCGTGGGTGACCTGCAGAGTCCGCCGGTAGATGTGCACGGTGTCCATGCCACGACGGGCGTTGACGACCTGGCCGAGGTCGGCGCCGGCCCGGATCGCCCGGGCCCCGTCGACCGTGAACACTCGCGACTGCTGCGTCGGGCTGAGCTGCGCGAACAGCTGCTCCGGCGTGGGGATGCCGGGCCAGTCCTTCTCCGCCAGCGGCAGAATCTCGCAGTCGCAGTTCGGATGCCGTCGAAACCCCTCCGAGCGGGGGTAGATCTGCCCGGCCAGGACGATGCATCGCGAGCACGCCGGCAGCTGCACCACCCGGACGTACGCCACGCACGACCTGGTCGTCGCCATCCCCACCTGGTCCGCGCCGCGTGCAGTGTCGGCGATCGCTGTGGCGGTGTACATGGACATGTCCGCCAGACCGCCGACCATCGCTTCCTCCGGATCGAGGCCGGCGGCGATCCGCCGCCGCACGCCGATCGCCGGCAGATACAGCAGCGACTCCAGCGGGCCCCCGCCCGGAGCCAGCCCGGCGAACGCAGCCGACACCAGCGTCGCGTCCGGCAGCGAACTGGCGCCCTGCGCGGTCATCTGCGCCGCGATGTACGCGGCCGCCGAGTCCGCCACGCTGAGCTGCCCGGCCAGCACGGCCGCCGCGATCATCGCGCCGGCCTCGTCCTGCAGCGCGTCCTCGACCGTGTCGGCGGTCAGCGTCCGCCACACCGCCTGGATTTGCTCGATGATCGCCCTGATCGTCGCCGACACCAGGTCGTACCGGCCGCGGGCGAGCTCAGGCGGCGTTTCCACTGGACACCTCCGGAGGCTCCTCCACCTCCGGGTCATCCGGATCCGGGTCCGGCTCTGGCTTGGTGCCGAACAGCGGGGTCACGTCGCCGGCAGCGAGGCGCTGCATCACCTGCTGCGCCACTCGCTCGTCCTCTTCCTCCATGCGCGCGATCTGGACCTGGGTGTAGCCGAGGTCCTCGCGGGTCTGCCGCAGCGGCACGATCTTCGCCTGGTGCTTCTTCACCGCGGCGTCGGCGGCCTGCGCCACCGTCGGCGTGGAAGCGTCCCGCCAGATCGTCTCCAGCGCGGTCACCTCCGGCTCGACCTCGCCGTTCTTCACGAGAAGTACGAGCCGCATGACCCGCTCCCACGTCCCGCCCCACGACCTCTGCTTCCGCTCGGCCCGCTTGACCAGCCGCGCCTCGGAGCTGCGGATCGCGTCCGCCGAGGCAGGGTTGGCCGTGCTGTAGCCGAGGAAGTGCGGCGGCATGCCCGTCAACGACGCGACCAGCTGGGCGAGCTGGTTGATCGTCGAGTGGAAGTTCTTCAGGTCCGCCTCGGGGAACTGGATGACGTCCGCGCCGTCGTCCTTCCGGCTCTTCTCGGTGGTCCAGATCCGGCCGGCGATCCGCGACCACACGGAGAGCTTCCGGCCGTTCTCGTCGACGAAGTCGTCCTCACCGAACCCGAACGCCACACGGCGTGGCGTGGCGTGGTATTCGGCGGACACCATCATGTCGGTGGCGATCTTGCAGGCGGCGTCGGACAGCGGGATGACGTCGGCCAGCTCGCTGATGCCGTTGCGGTGCTTCAGCCGGGTGCGGTTCCCGAGGACCTCGACGAGGACCTCGCCCAGCTTGTGGTCGTCGCGCTCGTTGTCCGGGTCCTCGACCCAGACGCCGTCCTTGCCCTTCAGCCACCACACGGTGGAGTTCGGCAGGTACAGCGTGGCGTGGTCTACCTCGTCCTGGCCCTCGCCCTCGCACCACCGCTTCACCGCGGCCGCGACGTTCCGCGTCCGCGGGTCGTGCTCGGCGAACATGTCGAGGGCCGACTCGACGGTAACGATCGGCGTGTCCGGGTCCTTCTCGTTCGTCCCGACCACGACGTACGCCCGGCGCATCACCAGCGCGTCCAAGTGCCCTTGCTGGGACTGCTCGTCCAAGTCGTTGGCCTGCCAGATCCGCCACAACTCCTCGTCGGCCAGCGCCTGACCCGGCAGCCGGAACCCCTCGACATCCAGGCGCTCCTCGATGGAGTCGACGACCAGGCGCGGCCAGTTGATCACAACCTGCCGCACGTGATCTTCCAGCTCACGCTGCAACTCCGGATGCATGTACGACAGAGGCTGCTTGCCCTCGTAGTACGCGTCCAGCTTCCTGAGCTCGCCCAGCTCCTTGTCATGGCAGTCGACCAGATGGGTCAGCCACTCCAGCTCGGTGCGCTCCACAGCTCACCTCGCTCTCACCGCACGACCATGGACGACTTCTTCTTCGGCTTATTCATGCCGGCTGCGATCGCGTCGCGGTACGCCTCCCACGACAGGCAGCCAGCCATCGCCCCGTCCATGGACAGCGGCGACTGGTGCCGTTCCTTCTCGATCACCCACAGCGGCTTGCCCTGCTCATCGAGCATCTTCAGCTTCTTCTTACGGGCGTTCGCGACATGCTGCGCGTACACCTCGTGCCCGGAGTGGGTCAGCGCTCCGGACTTCATCGCCCCGTCGTAGGCGCGCAGCGAGTACGCCATGGCCTTGAGCCTGTTGGTCCACCACTTCGTGACCCGCTTCTCACCCCACCGGCCCTGCCACGTGGTGACCAGACCCTCCCAGTACGGCGGGTCGACGTAGGCGCGCACCACTTCCCAGGCCTCAAAGGCCTCCACCATGACGGCGTCGACCTCATCGGCCGGCGTCTCCCACTGCTGATCCGGGTCGTCGCCCTCGTTGGCCCCGGGAGGGGCCTCCCAGATCCCGAGCGGCCACTGGAACCCCGTCGCCAAGTGAGTCGCGATGAGCGCCGTGGCGTCGCGGAACTGAGCGCCGTCGAAGCCGATCGTGATCCGCTCGCCCTTCTCCGGCAGCGCCTGGTCCGGCCGGGCCAGATCCACCCACCGCTCCACCGAGAACGCCTGGCGGCCGGCCTGCACCCGACGGTTCAGCCAGACCCGCTCCCAGTACGCCCGGTCGGTGTCCGGCGCGTTGTACAGGGAGACGACCGCGTCGACCTGGCCCTCGAAGTCCGGCCACTTAGCGATGCTCGGCCCGGACGCCTCCCGCACCGCGGCCCGGATCGTGTCGTCGTCGGAGAGGTCCTCGTCCGGCCGCGGGGTCGCCTCCCGGTGGAAGAAGAACAGCGTCCGGTCCTTCGACTTCCCCGACGCGACCAGCTCGGCGAACTCGTGCGTACCTTGCGCCACACTGCCCTCGCCGGGCGTGTACGTCGTGGTCGTCTCCAGCGTCCACGGATCGAACAGCATGATCTTCGGGATATTCCCCAGCATCGTCTGGTGCGTCTGACGGTGCCGGGGCAGCGTGAACCGGTGGGTCTCGTCGAAGTGCTGGAACGTCGTACGGGCACCATCACGCGCATCGGGCGACGACGCGAGCGGCACCGCCCGGCCCATACCGTCCCACCGCATGATGCGGTCCAGGCCCGGGTCGAACAGGTCCGCGTCCGGCCCCTCCGACACGATCGCCAGCAGCGCCGCGTAGGCGAGCTCCTCGGTCTGCTCCTCGGTGTAGGCGACCATCGGGATGTACGGGTCCGACACCGGCACACCGACCGGCTCGCCATCCGCATCGAACCCGTCGCACCGCACCGGCCCCTCAGGGTGCAACTCGGCAAATGCCACCGCGGCGGCCAGCTCGGTCTTCGCCGTGCCCTTGCGCACCGACAGCCCGACGCGCTTGAAGCGGCGCTTGCCCGCACGAGGGTGCCCCTGCGGATACACCTCGTACCAGCTGTAGATCAGCGCACGCTTCTCCGCGTCCAGCCGGTACGGCCGGCCGCGCAGGGCGCCCGGCCCGTGGATGGCCCGCTCCTCGAGCAGGTCACACACCTGAGGTCCCAGCGTCGGCCACAGCTCGCCGTCCGGCCTGGGCACCATCAGGACGCCCACGATCTACTCCACCACGTGCAGGGTGGCCCGCGGATCGTCCGGCCGCGGCCGTCGGCTGGTCGTCGCCGGCCGCCGCTTGCGCGACGCCGGCTTCACGTCGTCCGCCTCGGCGATCTTCCACCGCAGACGCAGCATCGCCAGCGGCGTCAACCCGAGCCGGTCACCCAACTGCCTGGCCTCCTTGGCCGCGTCCAGGTCGCCAGCCTCCGCACGGGACTTCCACCGCACGTACTGCGCCACCTCACGCGACCACTTCAACTGCTCCCACATCACGGCCTGCGGCGTCCGCCACAGATCACGCCACAGCTCACCTTCGAGCTGCTGCTGCGCCTCGAGCTGCTTGGTCAGGATGAGCGCGGCCTCGCGTCCGGCGTCTGCCTTCTTCTCGGCGGCCGCCTTGGCCCGGCCCTTGAGGTCTGGTTCGAGGAGAGCCAGCTCGAGCTCGGCGGCCTTGCGCAGCGCCTGGTCGCGGCGGGCGGTGAGGACGACGTCGTCGAGGAGGGGCCACTTCGGTGTGCGGCCCTTCCGCCCTTCGGCGGGCAGCGGTGTCATGGCGACGGTGGCGTTGCGCCGGCGTCGCGCTCCTTCCGGCTTGGGGGCCGGTCCCATTCCACCCATGAGGTGTCCTTCCGGAGCCGTTGCGGCGGGAAGAGGCCGCGGCGTTGCGCCGGGGCCGGCGGTACTCGGTGGGGCTCGACGCGTCGAGCGGGGGTCCCCAGACCCGTACAGCCAGAAGTTGCCCTCCCCCGCGGTCTCCTGCGCGCGCCCGCCTGCGGGTGCGCCCCCACCCGCGCGCGTGCCCGGGCGGGCGCGCGACGGCCGGAATGATCATGGCGTTGCGCTGTGATCGTGATCGGCGGCGGCCGCGGGCGGCCGGCGAGTGGGCTTGGAGCGCGGCTCGCGAGTGAGTTGGTCAGCTCGCGGGCGCTGTGAGGCTCGGGCTGAGGCCGTGAGCTGGCCTGTGGTCGGCCCGCTGTGCCCTGCTGCCTGCCTGCACGGGGCTGGCAGGGGAGAGGAGGAGGCGTGAGGGTCAGGCGTGGTCGGCGGCCCAGCCGCCGGGCTGATGGCGCGCAGTCTCGCTGCTGTGGCACGGACCGCACAGGCCTCGGCCGTGGCGTGGATCGTCAGGGTCCTCGCCAGCGGCGGCCAGCTCCCGCCGGCTGCGGGGATGGTGGTCGGCGTGGAGGGACGGCTCACCACACGGGTCGCCGTGGCCGTGGCCGGTCTCGGTACACACACAGGACGGGTCGCGTGCCAGGACGGCAGTACGGAACTGCCGGCGGTGGCGGGTGCCGTAGCCACGCTGGGCTGCCGTACCGCGGCGCTGCTCTGCCTCGGCGCGGCAGCCGGGGCACCGGCCGCCCTGGGTGTACTCGGGGCAGCCTGGTGTGGTGCAGATGGACATCGCACGTCTGGCCACGGTGACCACCTCCTGCGGGATACGGTGCCGGGCGTGGGGGCAGGGGGCCCCTGTGATGAGGGGGGTGGTGTCGTGGCCGGAGGGTGCCGTGACTGCCAGACGTGCACGATGTCGTGGATCGCTCGTATGGGGCGTCACACGCTGTATCTGTTCACGCTGTCCTGGCTAGTGAAGCCGGTGTTCCTGCGGACGTGTCCGCAGTGCAAGCACATGATGGGCCGGCACCAGCGGCGGCGGGACGGCTCGTTCCAGGACTGACCGGGTCTACGGCGGGGGTGTGCCGGCGGTGTCGGCGCGGTACTTGGCGAGGGCGGCCTGGACGCCGTCCTCGCCTCCGTCGTTGGAGTCCAGGCGTTCGATGGCACACCACAGTTCGGAGAGCCGTCCGATGCGTACCTCGGCTCGGGTCTCCCACTGCCGGAAGAGGACCAGGAGTTCCTCGGTCTCTCGTGCGGCGTCCTGGGCGTAACCGAGGCGGGCGAGCCGGGCGGCCATGTCTTCGAGGTCGTGGCGGTGTGCTTGGAGGTCCTAGAGGTCGACCGCGGCGAACAGGTAGTTGTAGCTGCCGCCGCTCACCGGGGCGATCCGATCCTGGTCTGCTCGAGGCCGCGGTGGGTCTGGTCGGCGAGTGCGGTGCTGTCCACGTCGGTGAGGCTGTCGACGTGGATGTTCACGGTCGGGGTGACGTAGTCGGACACGTCGTTGGCGGGGATCTCGACGGTGTCCTCGAAGCACAGGATGGCCTGGGCGCCGAGGTCGGCCTTGAGTGCCTCATGGAGGGGGCGCTGGCCGCTGTCGCTGTCGTAGGCGAGGGACTGGTACGTCGTCTCGTTGGCCTGGTCGATGACGAGGGCGGACGGGGGGCGTTCGTCGGAGGCGCCTTCGGGGAGGGGGAGGATCTGGATGCGCGGCATGCGGGTTGCCTGCTCTCAGGTGTCGTCGGTGGATGCTTCGGTGTAGCCGCTGTTCTCGATGTTCTGGGCGGCGGTGATCATGCCGAGGGCTGTGATCCAGTCGAGGGACTCGGAGCGGCGGTGGACGAGGGAGACGGTGCCGTCTGCCTTCACGATCTTGAGGATGACGAAGGCGTCGGTGGGGAGGTCGCCTTCGTCGAGGTCGGCGCGTGTGCCGAGCGCGTCGATGATCGAGCCGAGCTTCTGTTCGGCCATCAGATGGCGAGGGCGGTGAGCTTCAGTTCGGCGTTGTCGACGTCGACCTCGAGCTGGGCGCCGTAGGCGTCGGTGGGGAAGGGGCCGACGTAGAGGCTGGCCTCGGTGGCGACGCTGACGGTGCGGGGTGTGACGGTCTGTCCGTCGATGAGGCCGCGTACGTGGAGGGTGAGGGTGCGGGCGACGGTGGTGCCGGCGTTTCGTACGAGGAGGATCACGCGGCCGTTGTTCGAGATGACGTGGTTGTTGACGGCGTCGCCGTTGGCCTCGGCGGGCGGTGCGACGCCGGCGCGGGTGACGGCGGTCAGGGGTATGGCGGTGCGGGCCACGACGGGCCTCCTTGGTCTCGGTCAGGCGACGCGGCGTATGGCGGCGGTGTTCTGACGGGCGGTGCGGTGGGCGGCGGCGATCTGCTGCTGGCTGTAGATGCGCCGGCCTCGCTCGTCGCGGCGCGCGCCGGTGAGGTGGCCGCGGCGTTCCCAGGAGTAGATCGTCTGGACGCTGCCGCCGATGAAGGCAGCGGCCTCGGCGACGGTGAACCAGATCCCGCCGGCGGCGTCTTCGCGGCCCTGGGCCGCGGTGCGGTCGTCGGGGTGGGGCATGTGATCACCCCCTGGAACGGCGAAACCCCCGCTCAGGGCGGGGGTCGTGTGGTGCGTGGGCACAAGTGTGCTGTTGGCACCGGATTATGCAGTGCTGATCGACTACGTGTCCAGCTCCGTGACCAGCAAGTTCAGATAGGCGCGCCGGAAGACGGGCTCGAGCTGCCGCATACGCGCGCGGCTCCGCGCCTGCATGCGCTCCTCGTGCTCGCGGTACGGGCGCAGCACCTCGGCGGTCGTCGGCCCCTGGAACAGAGCGGGGTCGTTGTGGTGCTCCTCGTCGAAGAAGCCGAGGGCGTAGCGCTGTACGAAGTGGGTGTACCGGGCGATCACAGTGCGCTGGTAGGCCTCGCGTCGTCGGCGTACGGCGCGGGCGGCGCGGTCGCGGTTCGGGTAGGGAGTCACGAGGCCAGGGTAGGCGCGGCGATGCCCGGGTGGACCAGTTCGTAGTGGGCGGCGTAGGCCTGCTCGAGACGGGCACGGTGGGCGTGGGCACGCTCCTCTGCTGCGGCTCCGATGGCCGCGGAGATCTCTTCTTCTGTGGTGCTGCTGAGGACTTCGGCGAGCGTGCTGCCCTTGGCCCGGGCGGGAAGCCGGACCGGTGGGATGGGGCCAGGGTCGGTGAACTCGTCGTGTGTCCAGCCGCAGTCACGGGGGCAGCGGAAGCGGGCGATGCCGGCGGTGCCCTGCTGTCTCGGGAAGGACGGCGGCGGGATGATCTCGGCGACGGGTACGGATACGCGGTGCCCGCACTCGCGCCAGGTGGCGGTGAAGGTCTCGGCGCCTTCCGGTAGCTCCAGGTCCATGCCGGACTGTGAGCGGAGGCAGAACGGGCACGTGTACGTGATCACGGGGAGGGTGTAGCGAAGCGCCTGGTGGACGCTGATGTCCGGGTACGTGATGGCGTCGCGGGTCTGTTCGAGGTACTGGGCCCACTGCTGTTGCGTCCACTGGGTGGTCGTCTGCTCGGGCGTGAGGTGAGTCTCCTACGGAAGGGCCCCGCCGCGACGGGGGTTTGCACGGCGGGGCCCGGTCCAGTGTGGCAGTGCTACCGCTGCTGGGTCTGCTGGTCGGCCTGCTCACGCGTGGCTCGGTCGGCCGCCGCGGTGTAGGTGGCGCGCTGCTCGGGGGTCCAGTCGGCGACTTGGCGCGGGAGGCTGTCGACGACCTTGTCCAGTGCCCTGGATGCGGGCTGCTGGTTCTTGCGGTTGAGGATGCCCATGATGGTGCTCCTGTCTCGTGTTCGGGATGGGACCGGGGCGGCCGGTTTGCTGGCAGGCGGGCGGCCGTCCCGGGGGAGATGGGCCCGTAGACGGGCGGTAGATCGCGGTAGACGATCGGGTAGACGTGCAGGTCAAGCGGCGGTAGACGAGGCGGTAGACGTCTGCGGGGCGGAGTCCTCGGAAGGGGTCTGGAGGTCGCGGCGCCGGACCCCCCAGGTGGGTACGCCGGCCACCTTCACCCGGAGGTCGTGGGGCACTCCCAGGCGCTGCAGGCACAGGCGCAGGTCGGTGACCGTGCGGCCCTCCCACTGGCCGTGCTCCTGGAGGTGGGCGAGGACGGTCCGCAGGTGCACGCCGGAGCCCTTCCCCATGAGGTCCAGGAGGAGGGTGCGCAGGGCCTCCGTGTCGGCCGCGGCGGAGTCCTCCTCGTCGGGGGTCTCGGGGGCGGTGGCGGGGGCCTGCTTCCCGGCGCGCCAGGCGGCGATGATCCAGGTGCCGGTGAGGAGCCAGAGGAGGTTGGGGAAGGCGCGGATGAGGCGCCACAGGAGGTAGCCGCCGAGGGTGAGGAGGGCGACGCGTGCCCAGCAGCCGAGGGCGGCTTGCCAGCCGGTGAGGTCGTCGCGGCGGGCGCGGCGTACCCAGGCGGCGGTGCGGGCGGCGAGGCGGCGGGCGAGGATGCCGGTGCCGGTGGTGAGGCGGTCGGCGGCGTTGTGGAGGCGGGTCACAGGATGTTCGCCCCCTCGGCCAGGGCGACGATGCCGTCGCCGACGCCGTTGAGCGCGCCGGGCAGCCAGTCGAGGGCCCCGGCACCGCCAGCAGTGAGGCAGACGACGGTGCCGACGAACGCGCCGCCCACGATCCTCCTGCGGTCCTTCTTGCCCGCGGCCTTCCAGGCGAGGCCGACGGCGAAGACGACGAGGGCGGCGACCAGGGCGCCGACGCCGATGAGGCCGGCCATCTGGCCGCTGCTGATCGTCTCGGTCTGGGTCGTGCCGGTCGCCGAGCGGCCGACGCTCTCGCCCGCCGAGTTGGCGACGGCGCCGGTGCGCTGGCGGGCCCAGCCGAGGATGCCGCCCGGGCAGGCCGCGGCGGCGGCCGCGGCGGCGAGGCCCTTGCCGAACGAGGCCAGTTGCTTCATCTCGCGGCCGCCGGTCCACCAGGGGCGGAGGTTGGCGTAGAGGATGAGGAGGGCGGCGAGGAGGCCGCCGAGGCTGGCGGTGGTGGTGCCGGTCATCGGGTGACTCCGGTGAGCAGGAGGATCGGGTCCCACCAGTCGAGGACGCCGAAGGCGCCCAGGGCGGCGGTGACGAACAGGAACCGCGGCACGGCCCGGTGGGTGCGCCGGTCCAGGACCCACGTGGCGGTGAGGGTGCCGGCGGCGACGACGTACGCGGCGAGGATCCCGGCCTCGAGGCGGAGCTGGTGGACGGCGGTGGACCAGAGGCCGACGGGGCTTTGCCCGGCGAGCCAGGGGGTGAGCGCGGCGAGGATCGCGACGACCATCCGCCAGGTGAACAGCCGCTCCCAGATGCGTTCCCACAGGCGGGGCTCGGGCTCCGGCTCGGGTACGGCGAGGAGGACCTCGTGGATGTGGTGGACGACCTGCGGCGGCGGTACCGGCTGAGGGGCGGCCGGGACGGGTGCGGCGGGCGGGGCGACCGGCGGGGGCGGGGGTGTGCGCCAGGGCGGGAGTTCGTCGGGCTCGGGCGGCCGGGCGGGCAGCGGGGCGCCGGCTGGTATGACGCGGGTCGGGGTGACGGGGCGCGGGGTGGGCTCGTGCATGGCGGGGTCCTGGTGGCCGAAGGGGCGGACGGACAGGGCGCGGAGGAACACGCGGACACGGTTCTCGTCCGCGCCCTGGGCGGTCATGAGGCGGTGCGCTCGATGCGGCGGCGTGTCCGGGCGACGGTGTCCGCGGGGACGTCCTGTCCGTGGACCTGGCGGACGTAGGACAGGACCTTGTCTTTGTCCGTGATGCCGGACGCGAGTGCTGTCCGTACGGTGTCCGCGACGGTCTGTCCGGGCGGGGCGATGGGGCGGACGGGCCGGACGGTCGGACGCGTTGACCTGCTGTCCTTCGTGTCCGGACGGCTGTCCGTGTCCTCGTCGAGGACGGTGCGGACGGTGTCTGTGTCCGTGTCGATTCCGGCGGCGGACAGGTGCCGGACGATCTCCTCGGCGTCCGCCTCGGGGAAGGTGTCGGCGGCTGCCCGGACAGCGGAGCGGACAGTCCCGTCCCGTCGCTTGTCCGGTCGGGTGTCCGTGTCCGGCGGGGTGAGCTGGTGTCCGGTCTGGACGGGGTCGAGGAGGTCGAGGCGGACACCGACCGCGCGGCGCAGCGTCTGCCAGGACCGGCCCGGGTACATGACCCAGCCGAGGAGCGGGATGTGTGGGAGGCGTTCGGCGACGAGGCCGCGGGCGGCGCGCTGCTCGTCGCGGATGTCGCGGCGGTGGAGTTCGAAGAGGAGCTCGACGCCGACGGAGAGGGAGGCGAACCCGGCGGCTGCGGGGAGGCCGCCGATGTCGTGGCCGTGGTTCCAGTTGAGGATGCCGGCGACGCCGACGAAGGCGATGAGGGCGAGGCGGGCGAGGCCGGCGGGGGTGCCGCGTTCGACGGCGCGGCGGGCGTAGGTGGCGCAGATGAGGCCGGCCGCGTCGAACATGACGGACAGGGGCCAGGCGAGGTTGGGGCCCATGCCCCAGCGCATGAGCTGGCCGGAGAGGGACCAGGCGGCGGCGACGAGGAGCATGCCGAGGACGAGGGCCCAGGCGAGGCGGATGGGCTGGGAGAGTCTGCGGCCGTTGGCGGCGGGTGTCTTCACGGTGGCTTCTCCGGTACGGGTCAGCGGCGACGACGGGAGCGGCGGGGGCGGGTGAACAGGGCGTTCAGCGCCGCGGCTGCCAGCGCGGCGGGCGCCAGGACGACGAGGAAGGCGACGGCGTACTCCACGGCGTGCTCCTTCACCGGCGGCGGTGGCGGCAGCGCCACGCGTACGCGGCGAGGACGGTGGTGACGAGGAACGGCCCGGGCTGCGCCGTGAGCAGGGCGACGACGGCGCACACCGTGAAGCCGTAGCGGGCGAGCGGGCTCGCGAGGTGGCGGCTCATCGGGCGGGCCAGGCGAGCTCGAGGGTGTTCTCGGTGTCCGGGTCCAACAGCTTGACGAGGGGGATCTCCAGCGTGTCGCTGCCCGACCGCGCCGCGGGCAGCGCGAGCGGGACGGCCGCGGCCTCGAGCGCCGGCGCGGCTCCGGTGAGGGAGACTTCGGCGCCGTTCTGGCGGGTGCCCCATCCAGTACGGGCGCAGGTGGCGACGCCCCACCAGCGCATTACGCGGAGCACTGTCCACGAGCCGACGACCGCGAGGGGCATCAGCAGCCAGGTCACCGCGCGGTGGCGCATGCGTTCGTCGGAGCGGATGACGCCGAGGTAGCGCAGGGCCTGGGCCCAGCCGATGAGGAACGGGACGATCAGGAAGCTGGCGGGTGGGGTGTTGCCATAGCGGAGGGGTTCGACGATCAGGAGCCAGGCGAGGACGACGGTGGACAGGGCGACCTGGAACCAGCGCAGGAGGTGGGCCCAGTAGGCGTAGCCGGTGACGGGGAGGTAGCGCATGCGCCATACGGAGCGGATGGTGGAGCCGCGCATCCACCGCATGTACATGCGGGCGAAGTGGCTGGCCTTCTCCGGCAGGGCGGTGAAGACCACGGCGCTCGGCTGCTGGACGGTGCGGCCGCGCAGCAGGGCGTAGAGGGTGAGGAGGCTGTCGTCGGAGAACTTGACGGGCCGGCCGAGGAACGTCTCGCCAAGGTAGCTGTCGAGGTTGTCCCGGACGACCGGCGCGCGGTAGGCGGCGAGGGGGCCGGAGTTGACGAGGACGGCGCCCATGGCGGACAGGGCGCTGCGGTCGGTGAGCTGCCCGGTCGTGAACCACAGGTCCGTGATCCGGGTGAGCAGGTTCGACCGGTGGTTGGTGGCGAGGACGATGCCGGCGACCGACTGCACGCGGGCCCGGGCGAAGGGGACGAGGATCTCGTCGATCGCGTTCGGCGCGAGGCAGGAGTCCGAGTCGACGGTGATGTAGACGTCCGCGTCAGGCGACGCTGCGACGCCGGCGGCCTGGGCGTGGCGCTTGCCCGCGTTCGCGGTGCGCCGCCAGGTGGTGGTGATGCCGGACTCGCGAGCGGCTGCTATCCACCAGGCGCGGACCTGGGCGTAGTCGCTGCTGGTGGATCCGTCGTCGACGACGTGGACGCTGTCCGGCCGGCGGGTCTGGGCGAGGAACGACTCGAGGCCGAGGCGCAGGTAGCCCTCGTCTTCGTTGTAGACGGGCAGGAGGACGGCCACGTTCAGCGCCTCGAGCTGGCGGTGGGCGCGCGGGCTGACCCGGCGGGGCCGCTCAACGTGGTACATGATCGTCTGCGAGAGCAGCAGCAGGAAAGTGACCGCCCAGACCGCGGCGAGGCGGGAGCCGGTCTCGTCGCCGTAGGTGGCGGCGGTGACGCCGTGGTGCGCGGCCCACAGTCCGGCGGCGACCAGGGTGATCGCGGCGGCGAGGACAGTGCCGGAGCGGTGGACGCGCGCGGCCAGCGGCGTACGGCGGGCGTCGGCGGTGGTCACTGTTGCCCCGCGTTCTTGCCGCGGCGGAAGCCGAAGCGGATCAGGCAGGCGCCGACGATGACGATGCCGGCGGCCGCGGCGAGGAGCCACCAGCCGGTGACGATGGCGCCGCCGACGGCGAGCGCGCCACCGATGCCGGTGCTGGCGAGACGGGCGTGGTCAGACACGAGGTGTCCCTTCTGGATCTTGGATGGTGGGTGGCCGGGCCGTGGGGGGAGGTTCGCGGCCCGGCCGGTCTGGTGGTGGTCAGGCCGCCCGGGCGAGGGACTGGCGCGGGTGCGGGCGGGGCCGGATGGGCAGGGGCTCCTTCGCGCGGCCGTGGTCGGGGTCGGGCTCGGCGGCGACGGCCAGGAGCGGGCGGGGCGCGGTGCCGGGGTCGACCCAGGCACCGCACTTCCCGCACACGAACTGGGAGCCGTCGCGGCGCATGGGCCGGCCGCAGCAGGACGGGGCGCTCACATGCCACCCGCGATCTGCCGGAGCTCAGCGGCGTACTCGCGGCGGGGCACCGTGTGATCGATCTCCGGCGCCACGTCCCGGAGGGCGCGCAGCAGCGGCGGGTCCATCGTGGCCGCCTGCAGCAGCGCGTGCCTGCCGATGGTGGTCATGAGCGCGTTCGGCCGGTTCGCGTCGAGGCGGTCGGCGATCTCGCCGAGCATCTCCTTGACGAGCCGCTGGGTTTGGGCCGACGGGCGGTCGTAGCGGGGCGCGTTCATCCGAGGGCCTCGGCGGCTTCGCGGAGCCGGGTGGCGTACTCGTGGCCGGTGCCGGCGTACGGGTACGGGAGGTGGGTGCGGGCGCGGGTGGTCGCGATGTGCTGGACGGCCTCGGGGAGGGGGTCGAGGATCGCGGCCTCCGCGGTCAGCAGGTCCTCGTGGAGGGACCAAGGGTTGACCGGGGTGCTGCGGCGCTCGGTGAGGCGGGCCGTGACGGTCAGGACCTGGGCGGCGTAGGACGGCTGTTCGACCAGCTTCCGGAGGGCTTCGTCCATGTCGGGGGGCTGGGTAAGGTCGGGCACTGGGCCTGCTCCTTCGATCGCTTCGGGGTGGGTCCACCCCGGCCCATATGGAGCGGCAACTCCGGGCCGGGGCTTTGTCCGTTGGACACGAGACCGAGGAGCGGCCTCGCCAGCACAAGCTAAACCCTAGGGTTGATGAACGCAACCCTAGGGTTTAGCTTGGTGGCGATGTCGCGCTCTCACCGCAGGAAGGAGCGCGGGTGGCAGACGAGCTGGAGGAGGTGCAGCGCCTGGTGGAAACCATCGAGGCGTTCGAGGCCATCGAGGACGACGAGGCGTGCGCCGTGGCCGTGTCGCAGGCGCTGGCTCAGTGGCCGGACCACCACTCACGTCTGCGTGAGCTGCGGCAGCGTCGCGTCCAGGCGCTCAAGCAACAGGGCAGGACCTGGGCCGAGATCGGTCAGCTCCTCGGCGGGGTGACCCCGGCCCGGGCGCAGCAGATCGGTGCTGGCCTCAGCGGCGCGTCACGGAAGAAGCGACAGCAGGCCGGGGAGTAGCCCAGCGTGCGATGGCCCCAGCGTCGGGGGACGCTGGGGCCATGACGTCTGTCACGCCTGTGATCGTGCACCCGCCCGACGAGTCCGGCGGTCGCCGGGTCCGGGTGGCCGGAACGATCCTCGGCCTGGCGTACAGCACCCGGGACGTGGCCGCGTTCCTGCAGGAGGCCGGCTTGCAGGGCTGGGACGACCTTGACGTCGTACGGTCCGACCTCATCGAGTGGCGTGGCGGCGGGCCTGAGGTGTGGACATACTGAGGCTGACCGCGCTGAGTGTGAGCGAGCCGCCCGCCTGGTTTCCCCCGTGGCGGGCGGCTCGAGCTGTGTGGTCCAGAGATCAAGGCCGGCGGCGGTACAGAGTCCGGTCCAAGGAAGTAACCGCAGCCTGCGCACCTGGGGCGCCGGCAACGGTAGCCGGTGCGTGCGGTGGCGGTACCCGAGTATCAGCCGCGGCCGGGCCGGCGCTTCAAGCGGAGCCGGTCGAGCGGCACGGTCTCGAAGGCGCCGGTACCGTGGCGCATGATCGTCACCAGGTCGGCGGGGACCGAGTCCTTGGTGGGCACGACCGTTACGACGTCCTGGCCGAGGAGGACCTGCGTCCCGGGCGACGGGCGTTCGTGGATACGGGCGGCCTCGTCCGCCGCGCGTACCGCCTTGTTGAGGAGTTCCTCGGCCTGCTCGGTGGTGATGGGCTCGCCGTCGAGGTAGTAGCGGCCGGGGCCGCCTATCCACTTCGGGGCGTGGTCGACGCGGGTGCCGGGGGTGATCTTCTCGTGGCACAGGCGGCACTCGTACCAGGTGTCGGTGTGCTCGTCGCGGCAGTCGTCGCACCAGTAGGGCTCGCCGGTGACCGCGACCAGGGTGGGGTAACGGTCGGGACCGTCGGCGCAGGCGTGCTCGTGGCCGCGGCTGTCGGTGGCCCTCCACGTGGGGTCGGGCTGCGGGAGGTTGCTGGTGATCCACTGCCCCTCGTTCTCGAAGACCAGTACGCCCTCAGGCAGGTACGTGGACATGGCGTTCAACGCTGGGCTCCTTCGAGGACGGCGGGTGCGCAGTAGTGGACGCGGAGGGTGCGGCGGCCGGCCGGGATCTCGTGGGTGGCGCCGCCGCAGTTCTTCGTGAGGCAGATTGCGCCGTGCTGGGCGACGTCGAGGCGTGCGGCGAGGGCGAGTTCCTCCCGGGTGTACATGGCGCGGCAGTTGTCGCCGGTGCACTCGATGTACAGCTGGTGGTCGGTGGCGACGAGGGTCAGGCCGTCGCAGCGGGGGCACAGCTGTGGGACGGGCCGGTGCTGGGGGCGGAGGCGGGTAGTGGCGCGAACGGTGCGCATCAGCTGGTGGAGTTCGTCGCGCATGTCGCCGGCCCAGGGTTGGCGGGCTGCCCAGTCGAGGACGGCGGGGCGGGCGAGCCAGTCGGCGATCACGGCCGGGGTGAGGGCGGGTGGGTTCCAGCGGCGGGTGTCGCAGATGGTGCGGGCCCAGGGGATGAGGACGCCGAGGATGGAGAGGGTGCCGTGCTGGTCGCCGTTCGGGTCGCGGATGTCGGTCCAGGCGGCGGGGCCGAGGAGGTTGAGGATGTCGTCGCGGCCGGGGAGGGGTGCGGTGCGGTAGGCGGTGCGGCCGCCGGTGGAGGAGCCGGTGGTCTCCCGCTGCCGGGAGGCCTCGAGGACGATGATCTGCCGGGGGAGTTCGACCTGCAGCCAGACGCCGATGAGGTGGACGCACGGGGTGCAGAGCAGCTGGCCGGCCTCGTGTTCGTGGGTGCGGAGACTGCGGGTACAGGTGGCCGCGGCGCAGGGCGGGGCGGGGGTGGTGGTCACCGGGTGTCTCCTTGCTGTGCTGGTGGTACAGGTTGGGTGGCCGGGCCGCCTGCGGTGGTGCGGCGGCCGGGCCACCGGGCGGGTTACTGCCGGGGCGTCGGCTGCTCGCCTGGGGTGGCGGGGGCAAGTCCTGCCCGGAGCTGGCCGCGGTAGGTCAGGTGGTAGACCCAGGCGCCTTCGCGGGTGGGATGGGGGCGGGCGCCGATCCAGCCCGCGCGCTCGAGCCGGTCGAGGATGGGGTAGACGGTGCCGGATCCCTTGCCTGTGGTCCGGCAGATCTCGAGGCCGGTCGGCGGGGCGGGCGCGTCATGGATCGCGGCGAGGATGCGGTGCACACCGCGTGTGATCAGCAGCTTCACGACAGCCTCTTCCGGACCGGGGGTTCGATGGGCGGGCGTACGGGCTGGGAGATGGTGAGGCGGCCGTAGCCGTCGGCGGCGCCGGCCTCCTCCAGGACGTACTGCACCCCTTGGAACTGGCGGCGGACGACGGGCTCCCACAGACCGAGGTCGTCGGCCAGGCGCAGCAGGCGCCGGTCCAGGTCGGCCTGGTGGGCGGCGGTGAGCGCGTCGAACAGGGCGCGCAGGTCGCCGGTGAGCGAGGCCTCGACGGTGGTGGTGAACCCGGCGGTGTCGCCGTGCTCGCACGGCATGGTGACGACGGGCACCTCGGCCGGGCCGGTGTCCTCGTACACGGTGCCGGTGATGGGGTTGATGTACCCGAAGGGCTCCCACTCGGTGGCGCCCGCGGGCAGGACCCACGCCGTCCGAGCCGCATCGAACCGAGCCGCATCGAACAGCGTCACGGACGGGGCTGCCCGGTACGCCTCGTAGTACAGGTCCTTGACGGCCTGGCGGTAGGCCTCGTCGGCCGCGCGCGCCCATTCCGGCAGGGCCTCCTCGTGGCCGGTCACTCGTCCACCGCCTGCGGGTTGCTGGCCTGCGGCTCCGTGGCGGGGTGGACGACGTCGGGCGCGGTGGTGTCGGAGTCGTCCGCCTGGTGGGCGCCCTCGCAGCGGCCGGTGTAGGTGTGGCCCTCGGCGCAGGCCGGCCCGCACTGGTGGAACAGGTCGAGGGTGTGCTGGCGGATGCCGGCGTACTTGTCCTCGGTGGTGTGGCCGTCCCACTGTGCGAGCGGGTGGCCGGCGTCCACGTGAGGGACGCACGTGAACAGGTCGAGGTCGCGGGGGCTGATGTGCCAACTGGCGCGGCGGCCGCCGATGGTGAGGTAGACGATCTGCCAGCCCGGCTCCTCGGTCTCGTCGACGTCGGGGGCGATGACGGCGCCGTCGGTCATCGCGGCCAGGAGCGCGACGAGGTGGGCCCGCTCACGGTATGCGCCGTCCCGCTCCTGCTCGGCGGTGTGTTTCCCCTCGCCGACGGTCTTCAGCTCGCGCTCGCGCCGCTCGGCGAGGGCCTGCCAGTCGACGCGTGCGGTCGTCTCGGTGGCGTGCTGCTCGGCCGCCAGTAGCCGCCCGCAGCGCGCGCCCTTCAACCACTCCCGCACGTCGGTCGTCGAGATGGCCCGCTGCTCCCGGTCGGCGATCGCACAGCACTCTTCGACGAACGCCAGGGCGTCTTGCGCGTCGTAGAGCTGGATGCCGAGGTCGTCGGCGAGGGTGCGGGCCTCCTCGGCCGTCAGCTCGGGCTCAGGCGCTTCGGTCGCTGCCGGGCCGGACGGCTTGGCCAGAGCGCGGAGAGTGGGGCAGTGCTCGTACCCGCAGGGGCTGTTGTCGCAGCCGGAGCCGTCGTAGCCGGAACACTCGACACAGATGAGGAGGCCGCGGTGGTCGGCGGGGCGGTGAAGTGCGCGCACGCGGGCGATGGCTGCTTCGGCCTGCTGGGCGCGTTCGTGTTGCCGCATCGTCTCGGCCTCCTGCTCGGCCAGCCGCTCGCGGAGCTGGTCCCGGCCTCTAATGAGGCAATCGATGCGGGTCGCGCGGTCGGCGGCGCGCATCTCGTACGCCTTGGCGCGGCCTTCGAAGTTCTCGGCGCGCTGAAGTTCCTCGCGCATGGCCCGGACGGTGTTGGCGAGGGTGGCCACGCCGCGGGCGCCGACGTCGCCCTCGACGCCGAGGTCCTGTAGGAGCGCGTCGATCTGTCGGAGCACGTCCACCGGGTCCGTCTTCGGCGGTGCGGTGGGGAGGGTGCCGCTGAGGAAGGCACGGCCGATGGCTGCTTCGAGCTTGGTGGGGATGGCCTCCATGGCTTGCTCGGCAGTGCTGCCGTCGAGGACCTGCACGGTGGCGGCGAGGCCGGTGAGCATGCCGGAGATGAACAGGCCGGCGGGCTGGACCAGCTGTTTGGGCGTCTCCTCCTTCAGCACCTCGATCATGGCCTTGATGTGGGTGCGTTCCCGGTCGTGCGGCTCGGCGGTGCTCGGCTCTGGCGGACCGGACGGCGCGGGCTCGTACGTCTCGGCAAGGACGTCCTCGGCGATGGGGTAGTACTCGCCCTTCACGCCGCGGACGATGTGCTGCCCGATGTAGACGAGGACCCAGGTGGAGTGGAGCTTGTCGTACACCGTGGCCGTGGCGGCGGGGTCGTCGGAGTTCTCCCGGCTAGCGTCGTCCAGGGCGTGGAAGTTGGCGCTGCCGGTGAATGCCTGCACCTCGGCTTCGTTGCTGCCGGTCCACTGGATGGTGTCGACCTCGACGGGGAGCTTTCGGTAGCGGGTGACGGTCACTGGGGCTGGTCCTTTCCGTTGAGGTCGGCTTCGTTGGCGGGGGTGCCGTAGCCGAGCGGGATGCCGAGTGCTGTGCAGCAGGGGGTGCAGCGGCGGCGGCCGAGGCGGGAGATGAGGCCGGGCATCCACCAGCGGCGGCGCATCCCGCACACGGACCGGCCAAGGGGCGGGCGGGCGTCGTCGATGGCGGCGCGCATCTGCTCGGGGGTGGCGGCCGCGCTGGGGATGGCGTGGAGGCGGCGCCACTTCCCGGACACCAGCCACCAGTGGCCGGCGTTCTCCGGGATGGGGTGGGAGGTCACGCGTCCTCCCGGTGCTGCTGCTCGATGTAGTCGAGGAACTTCTCGAGGGAGTGTTCGGTGCAGTCCTCGCCGTGGACCTGACCGCGCGAGGCGCGGCCGAGCGAGCAGCACGGGTTCAGCGGTGGCGGGTTCTCGCCGAGGGCGCAGCGTCTGGCCCAGTCGGCCTCGAGACGACGTCGGCGGAGGCGGCGGTGTTCGCGGAGGGCGGTCTCGGTGAGGACCAGGACGCCGAACGCGAAGAGCAGGGCGGGTATGCGCAGGCCGCGAGCGAAAGCGGTCAGGGTGGCGGCGGTGAGGAGGACGGCGCCGGCCGACGCGGCGTACAGGTAGCGGCGGGGACTGGGCACGAGCTGCTCCTGGCGGTGGTGGCGGGGGCGCCCTGTCCGGTAGTGGCCGGGCAGGGCAGCGGAGTTGAAGGGGGTCGTCACGCGGCTTCCTCGTAGTGGTCGCGGGCCGGTCTCGGTCGGCGGATCAGTCGCCACACCACGGCGCCCGTCCACCAGACGGCGGCGACGATGGCGAGGACGATGACGGTGAAGAGGGCGGAGAGGACGACGACCCAGCCGAGGAGCGCCCAGCCGAGGGTGTAGAGCGTGTCGAGCGCTTCGGTGATCACGACGGCTCCTCGTCCTGTCGCTTGGCGATCCGTGCGGCGACGTCGGGGTGCACCGGGATGCCCATCTCTGTGCAGGCCTCGGCGCATGCGGTGTCCAGGTCGGCGGGGTCGATCCAGTCGACGATGTCGAGGAGCACGTCGATGTGGGCGTGCATGCGGCGTTCGGCCTCGGCGGGGTCCTGCTCAGCTGTGAGGTCGAACAGGGTGTCGGCGATCATCGATGCGCCCCGTCCTGCCGCGCCCCGGCGGCGGTCAGGGCGGCGAGCGCTTCCGCGTCGTGTGCGGTCACGTGGCCGCACGGCCACGGATTCCAGCGGTGTCCGGGCGGGGCGGGCTGCGGGTCGGCCTCGTACCCGGAGCCCGTGATGCGCTGCAGGGCTGCGCCCTGGTGGAGGGCGCAGCTGTAGATGGTGCCGTGGTGGGTGCCCAGTGCCCCGGGCCCGAGGGTGCTGGCAGCGATGAGTAGCGAGGCCCCGGCGTCGCACTCCCAGCCGGTGTGCCCGTCGCGCGAGGCCTGCCCCGGCGTGGCGCGCAGCTGCTCGGCGTAGCGGCGGGTGGCTTCCTTCACGGGCCACGGCTCGTCGTGCTGCGCCTCGGTGGCGGTCGGTGTGGCGCGGGGGCTGGCCGCCGCCCGGGCCCAGTCGCAGATGGTGTTTCCGCCGGGGTTGTGGACCCACCAGGCGGTGAGCGTGCCGGTCACGCGGCTGATGGGCTGACCGCAGTGCGCGCACTGTTCGGTCCGCGCCCACGCGGGTGTCTCGTCGTCCTGTCGCGCCCCGGCCTCGAAGTTGCCGTCGGGCCACGTGGGCGAGAGCAGGCCCAGGATCTGGCTGGCGTTGATCATGCCGCGGGGGCCTACGCGGTCACGGACGGCCTGGCAACGCTCGCGGACCCGTTCCAAGGCGGCCCGGGGGGTCTCGGTCTCGGTGGCTGGTGTCTCGTCGGCCATGCGGCGCAGCTCGCAACGCGGGCACACCGGCTGACCGTCCCGCATGGGGATGTCCATGCCGTCGCGGCCGTGCCAGTGGAAGCCGCACTCGGGGTGCTTGTAGTACGGCGACAGTGCGACGTCGGCAGCCATGCGGCGCAGCTTGTCGGCCAGGTCCTGGAGAGCGGTGAGCGGGCCGACCTCCCTGGCCTTCAGCGTCTGCTCGATCTCCATGCTCATCTGGTCGGCGGTCTCGGCGGCATCGAGCAGCGCGCTGCGTCGGGTGAGGTAGGCGCGGAACTCGGTGACGGCCTGGCGGTCGCGGTCGGTCATCCGGTAGTTCGGGTTGTTGCCGCAGGCGGGGCCGGTCTGCTTGGTCACTGGGTGAGGTCCTGTTCCTCGAGGGCGAGTTGTCCGTCGGTGGTGGGAACGGGCTGGTTGAGGGCGGCGCGGATGTCGCGGGGGTTGCGGCGGAGCGCTGCGCGCTGGGCGGGGGCGAGCTTGCGCCAGCACCTGGATCCGATCCGCCGCTTCCGCGCGGCCGCGGACCGGATCGGCTTGTGGCACAGCGCGCACTCGGCGGCGGTGTCGGTCACAACTCGGCTCCCTCGAAATCGAAGACACCCTGGGAGAAGCGCTCCCGGGCGAGGTCGTGGTACGCCGCGTTGAGGTCGATGCCGATGTACTTCAGGCCGAGCTGGCGGGCGGCGGCGCCGGTTGTGCCTGATCCGCTGAAGGGGTCGAGGACGGTGCCTCCGGGGCGGCAGCCGGCCTTGATGCAGCGCAGCGGCAGCTCGATGGGGAACACGGCGAAGTGCGCGGCGGGGTAGGGCTTGGTGGTGATGTCCCAGACGTCGCCGGGGTTGCGGCCGAGGGGGTGGCCGTCGGCTCCGGGCTCGTCGCGCTGGGACGTGGAGTGCGTCTGTGCGGGCAGCACGCCGAGGCGCTGGCGTTCCGTGTGACCTCGAGGCCTGCGCTGCGGGCGCATGGTGTGCGGCTCGCGGATGGCGTCGAGGTCGAACCAGTACCGCTGCTGCTTGGTGAACAGGAACAGGTGCTCGTGCCGGGACGACAGCCGGTCCGTGACGGACTCGGGCATGGCGTTGTGCTTGTACCAGATGACCTCGTTGCGGAGGATCCACCCGTCGTCTTGCAGCGCGAACGCCACGCGCCAGGGGACGCCGATCAGGTTCTTCGTGGGTAGCGCCGTGGTGCCGCGGATCGTCTCGGCGGTGAAAGTGCAGTCCCGGCGCTGCCCCGTCTTCCCCTGCCGGTGTGTCGAGCCAGGCGGGTAGGCGTAGCTGTCGCCCAGGTTGAGCCACAGCGTCCCGTCGTCGGCCAGGACGCGTCGCGCCTCGGCGAACAGGGCGCGCATCGTCTCGACGTAGGCCGCGGGCGTCTCCTCCAGCCCGTACTGGCTAGCCGTGCCGTAGTCCCTCAGTCCGAAGTAAGGGGGCGAGGTGACGATGCAGTCAACGGCGCTGGCGGGTAGGGCGCGCAGGGACTCGAGGGCATCGCCCAGGACGAGTGTGACTTGCTCGTCGCGGTAGTACTCGGTCATTGGCGGCCGCCGCCGCTGGCCGGGGCGGTGCCGCGCATGACGGCATCGGTCAGGTGTCCGCCGGCGATGCAGGGGACAAGACCGCAGTTGCTGACGACGTAGCCGACGGGCGGCCGGCCATGCGCCCGCTCGAAGAGGACGTACCGCACGTTGAACCGTCGGCCCTCGGCGAGCAGGGTCATCGTCCGGCCCCGCATCGGCCCGCGCCACACTCGGTGGTCGCCGCTGGTGGCAGGGATGGCGTAGCGGGCGAGGGCTTCGTCGATCGTCAGACCTGTCGGCTCTCGCGAGGGGACGGGGATGTTCAGCTCGCGTCGCAGGCGGGCGATCTCGTTGGGGCTGAACCGGGTCTCCCGGCGGATCTCCTTGTACATGCGGCCGGCGAGGAGCATGCCGATCACCGTCGGCTCGAGCGCGTCGAGTTCGGCGCGGGAGCGCTTGGCTCGGCCGGGTGGCAGCGGGATCCGCCGCTCGGCGCGGACCCGACGGATCCGGTGCCCGTCGACGTGCAGCTGCTGTGCGATCGCCTTGTACGTGGCGCCGGCCTGCAGGAGGGCGGCGACCTGGTCGTCGAGTGTCATCGGCCCTGTCCCCACAGTGGTGGCTGGGCGGTCGGCCTGCGCCGTGCCGGCCTGCGCACCGGCACGGCCGGCGGCGACGGCCTCGAGCCGTTGCTGCCGGTGCAGCTGGCCCAGTGCGCGATCGCCTTCCACTCGATGTGCTCGGGCTCCGGCCGGTCCGGGGTGAGCTCGCGTACGACGAGGCCGCCGAGCCCGGTGGTGTGAGCGGCCAGCCCACCGGCAGGCGACGGCAGCGCGTTGAGCGGCGTCCGTTGACCCGGCATCGGGCCGGAGGCCCAGCGGATGGGCGCGCCGCACCGGTTGCAGGTGGTGACGCCGCGGCGTGGGTGCGGGGTGGTGGGCATCAGGTGTCCTCTCCGCGAGGGCGGCCATGCAGGAGCGGCAGCGTCCTGAGGTGGCCGTAGAGGTGGAGCGCGACGGCCTCGCCATGGGTGGCGACGGCGGCGAGGATCTCCTCGTCGCTGGCCTGCTCGCGTTGGCGGTAGGTCTTCTTCGGCGGCAGCGGCTGCACCGGCGGCAGCTCGTCGGTCTTCGGCAGCAAAGCGCTCGGCCGGGGCAGCGGCTTGTCTCCCAGCTCGAGCAGTTGCTGCGCCCGGGCACGGCCGGCGGCCCGGTAGCGACGCCGCTCGTCCGTTTCGGCCCGCTGTTCTCGCAGCCGCTCGGCCGTGGAATGCGCACGCAGTTGCTGCAGGCGGGCCTCGAGGTCGCGGGCGTACCGCCACCAGGCATTGGTCGCCTCCTGCTGGCGGGCGCAGGTGCGGCAGGCGCCACCGGCCTCGTGGTCGTCGGGGTCCGCACCCCAGATGACGCCGTCCTCGCAGCGCGGATCACTGCAGTCGCCGGGGACGATGCCCACGGCGAGGAGCCAGGCGCCCATGTCGTGGATGGCGGTGGGCGAGATACTGCGGTAGCGGGCCTGGATGCGGGAGGCCATCCGCTCGGGCCTGATGCCGTCGTCGAGCTGGCGGCCGATCTCGCGGGCGACACGGCGCAGGACGAAGCGGCGGACGCTGTCGAGTTCGTGGCGGACGGGGGCGAGCGCGGTGTGGATGCGCTCGGTCCAGCGGAGCTCCGGCCCGGTGTAGCCGGGGCTGTTGGTGGTGGGCTGGCTCGTGGGCGGTGGGGTGGGGCGGTTGCCGCGCGGAGCGCGAGAGGTGCCCGGCCGGAACGTGTCCGGCACCCGTGGGTTGTCCACAGGGGCGGCGACCCACTTACGGTCACCTCGCCTACGGCGGGAACCCCCACTCAGCTGCGGTGTCTCGGGTCGGTCAGTCCTGTGGTCTTCCTTAGACGTGAGGGATCCGTCATGATCGCTCGGACCGGATCCGTCATGAATGACCGGTGACGTGGCCTCCCACAGGGCGAGTTGCTCGGGCCCCTCGTCATCGAGGATCGGTGCCGGAGCGGGCACTGTACGGAGCGGGCTGGGGTTGGTCTCGTAGGCGTTGCGGCCCTGCCCGCCCTCGCGGCGGCGGACGGTCAGCCAGCCCGTGTCCTCGAGGTCGTCGACCAGGCGGCGGGCGGACATCTCGGTGAGGTGCTGGCCGGCCTTCGCACCGCTGTGGTGGTGGAGCATCTCGCCGAGCTCGGTCGTCGTGACCGGGATACGGCGGGCGGTGGCGTAGGCGAGGAGCGCGTAGGTGCGCAGCAGCCGTGGGGTGAGGGACTCGGCTGCGCGGACGGGGACACGCACCCACAGTTCGCCGTCGTCGATGGGACGGGTGGTGCGGTGCGCACTCTCGCCGGTGCCGCCGCGGGCGGTCTTACGGACGGTCGGGACCTCGATCAGGCCGTCGACCGGGTCCGGGTTCTGCAGCAGCCTGAGGCCGCGTTCGACCGCGCTCTTCGACATGCCGAGGTAGGTGGCGAGGGTGGAGACACGAGCACGGCAGCCCTCCGGGCGGAGGGACAGGGCTGCGATCTTGACGTAGACAGCCAGGGCAGCGTCGCTGTACTGGCTGCCTGCGACCAGGCGCAGAGGGACCTTCACCGTCAGTCCGCCGGCGCGCGGCCGCGCACCCTCGGCCGCACACGGCGGCGGGGTGTGCGGTGCAGCCTCGGCGGCTGCGAACGCGACGGCGGACATCAGGGTCCTTCGGTGGTGGGCTGGGTCAGCGGTTGATGCAGGAGGGGTAGGCGGAGCCGCGGCGGCAGTCGTCGTAGACGTCGGCCGGTACCTCGAACTCGTGCTCGTCACCGGCCTTGTCGCGGGTGGTGAGCTCGTATTCCCAGCGGCAGTCGCGCCGGGACTTCTTCTTCTTGCCAGTGCCGGTCGTGACGGTGCGGCACTCCTGGTCGCGTTCCTTGGCGACGACCCGGCCGGCCGGTCCCGGCTCCTGGGTGGAGGAGCAGGCTGCGGTCAGCAGCAGCGCCGTGGCGGTGAGGGCCGCGCCGAGCGCGGCGAGGGGGCGGCGCATCACAGGACGCCGGCGGCGCGGGCGGTGGGCAGCCATGCGGCGAACTCGCCGGTGATCCCGTCGTACAGGGCGCTGTCGGGGATGCCGCGCGGGTCGGCGCCGGCGTGGAAGTAAGAGGCGTTGTCCACGGCCCGGCCGGCGAGGGTGTCGAGGCGCTGCAGGAACGGCACCGGGCGGGGCCGAAACCGACGAAGGCCCAGAACAGGGGGCGCTTGGCGTAGCGGGTGAGGAGCTGCGCTGCGGCGGACGCGTCCTGCGGTGCGCCGTCGGTCTGGAAGATGACCAGGGCCGGGTCGGTGGTGCCGCTGTTGGCGTAGTGCTCGACGACGATCTGCATGGCGGCGGAGTAGTTGGTGCCGCCCATCGTGCGGTTGCCGCCGAACAGGCTGTGCTGCTCGGCGACAACGCCTTCGTGGTCACCGAGGTGGACGCCGACGATCGGGTAGGGGCGGGTGTCGAAGAAGACGAGGGGGACGATGCCGTCGTCGTCGACGTTCACGGACAGGCCGAGGGCCTGGTCGGCGAGGTGCTGCACGCTGCCGTCCGCGTAGTACTCGTGCATCGAGTACGAGCGGTCGACGACCAGGTACACCGCGGCGCGCTGCCCGGTGAGGCCGTGCTTGGTGAGGCTGCCGGCGGCCGTCTTGGCGAGGTTGACGAGGCCGGGGGCCTGCTGCTCGACCTTGCTGAGCGAGAACATGGGCTTCTCCTTGGTGGGTTGCGGGTTGGGCGCCGGGCGGGCGCGGCGTGGTCAGCGCCCGCCCGGCGGTCAGTGGGTGTAGCCGGTGTCGCGGCGGGTGCTGATGAACACGCGGACGTCCTCGAGCGCTGCGGCGGGGATCGCGAGGGCCCAGTGGGTGCTGCCGACGCGGGGCCCGCTGGCGAGTCGGCGGTCGTACAGCCAGCCGCGGGACTTGAGTGTGTTGATGGCGACGTTGACCTGGGCGACGGTGAGACCGGTGGCCAGGGCCAGGTACTCCCGGTCGGGCTGCATGTTCGGGGAGATCCGCCCGTTGTGGTGCCCGGCCCGCCACATCAGGTCGTGCGCGAGTAGCCGGCTGCTTGCGGGCAGGCCGCTGCGGCGCAGGCCCAGGAGGAAGTAGCGGCGGAAGTGCTCGTCGCGGGTGAGCTGCCCGGGGGCGATGGACTCGGCGGCCGACAGCTTCACCGGCGTGTACGGGCCGGTGGCTGCGGCGCGGCGTGCGGCGCGCGCCTTGGGCCGGGCGGCCGGCCTGGCCGGAGCCGTCGCGGCCGCGGGCGTGGCGCGGCGGGCGACGTCGGCCGGGGTGGGGACGCTGCGGGGCTGGGCCGGTGCGGTCATCGGGTCTCGTCCTGCCTGTGCTCGGTGCTGGTGGGGGCAGCAGCCTCGGGATCGGTGCCGTGTGGGGGCTGGAGGTGTGCGGGCCAGCCCGGCCCCGGGAGGGGCTCGGGCTTGCCCCGCTGCCCGGCTGGGGTGTGGCGGGCACACCACCAGCCGGACGGGTACAGACGGGCGTACGTCAGGGCATGTGGTTCGGGCCTCTGCCATTCGCACGCGGGCGGCCGGCGCCTGGTCACTCGAGCGCGTCCGGCTCGGCGGGCTCCTCCTGAACGGCGGTGGGCGGCTCGTCGTCCCAGACGTCGTCGTCCGGGCGGGTGAGCAGGTCCTCGGCCGCGCAGTGGGCGGAGGAGGCGACGGACTCGCGAACCCACTTCAGCCGCAGGTTGAGGCTGTGGTCGTGCCCGCGGAAGAGGGCGGACACCAGGTAGCCGGTGCGGTCCGCCGCCATGCGGGTTGCGGTACGCAGCGCGGCGAGGGGGGCGGGGAGGTCCTGGTCGTGGGGTTCGTACGTCCAACGCTCGACGTAGTACTGCAGGTCGCTTTGCGTCCCGTGCTGGTCGCGCCACGCCTGTTCCTGCTCGACGATCTGTTTGGCGCAGGGCACGCTGCAGGCGGTCCTGGTCCAGTAGGTGACGGGGTGGAGGCCGGACTCGTAGAACACGGAGCGTTCCGTGCAGTGGCAGTCGGCCTCTGGGGTGCCGGCGTGGGGGCACGGTTGGCCTTCGGTACGCGGGGCGCTGAGGCTGCTGTGCTGCATGCGGTAGGCGACGACCCGGTACTCCGTCTCACGCGTGCAGCGGGTGCCGACGCTGACGTTGCCGGCCTGGCAGAGCTTGGCGCGCGAGTAGGCCCAGTGCTCGCAGTTGTCGCAGGTGCAGCCGTCGCCGCAGTTGCAGCCGAGGGACTCGCCGTCCTCGTTGGTGCCGGCGCACTGGCAGCCGTCTTCCTCGGCGAACTCCTCGTCCAAGGCGCGGGCGTCGGCGTAGCCGGGGTCGCCGGGCAGGAGCAGGCCGGGCTGCCAGGCCCGCATCAGGACGCGGGTCGCTGCCTTGATCTCCTCCGGCGTCGGGGGAGCGGGCGTGGTGGGCTCGGTCATGACGCTCCGTTCGAGGTCGTGAGGGCGGGGAGTTCGGTGCAGGTGTGGCGCTCCCACTTCGCGGCGAGGACGTCGACCGGCGTGGACTGGGTGACGGTGCCGAGGCGGCGGCCGCACTGGCACGAGCCGTGGAACTCGCAGTCGCCGTACTCGACGACCAGGGCGTGACCGCCCGCCAACGTCTCGCGGGACTCGAGGTCGGGCGGGTCGGTGCGGGGCTCGCGGTGCGCGCGGGCGAGGAGTTCAGCCGCGGTCGCCGCGTTGTAGCCGGCCGACTCGAGGACCGCGAGGATCTCCGCGCGAGCAGTGGCGCCGCCCACCGGCCGCTGGATGCGGCCTCGGGTGTCCTTCTGCTCGCGCTCCTCGAGCCGGGCGTTGATGGCCTCGGCCAGCTGCGGCACGGTCGCCGTCCAGTCCGTCGTGGTGCCGCCCGGTTCGAGGCCCTGGACCAGGCGCTCGCGCAGCTCGTGCGCGACGACCGGCCGGGTCAGGCGCGGGTGGCGCAGCACCGCGGCGATCGTGTCCGTACGGGAGGTCACCGGGGCTCACCGCCCGGGCGGCCGATGCCGCGGACGTCGGCGAGCGCGCGGCCGATGGCGGTGCAGCGGCCGGGGCAATACCAGCGGGCGGGCTCGCCCGTGCCCGGCACCTCGACGCGGACCATGGCCGGTGCCGGGCGGGGCTGGTCGGCGGTGGTGCCGCAGCCGTCGACCGTGCACGGCTCGACCACCGCGGTGTTCGCGGCCGCGCGCGGCTTCCCGACGAGACCACCGTTGAACTCGAAGCGGGGAGAACTCTTGCGGGTCTTCGACATCAGTGGTCACCGTCCTCGGCGGCCGTCGTTTGCTCGGCGCTTTGGGAGCGCAGGGTCATGCAGCCGACGTAGAGGTGCAGTGCGTCGACGCACCCCGTGGCGCTGGTGAACACCGCGTCGTTCTGATCGACGCGCTTCACGGGCTCGCCCAGCCAGGTGGCCCAGGACACGACCTCGTCCGGCGTCCGGAACACCATGTGCAGGTACGACTGGTCCAACGGGTTGGTGACCGACGGTGTCGCGGCCAGCGGCTCCGGCAACTCAGCGGGGAGCTGCTGGAGGAACAGGCGCACGCGCTGCCCGAACTGGAACACGCCGGACTCGAGGCGCTGAAGCTCGGCCAGGGCGCGCGCGGTGATGCCCTCGGGCTCGGTGTCGTTGGTCATCAGACGTTCACCGCCACGGGGCGGTGGGGGAAGCGGGCGGTGATGTCGAGGAACTCGGCCGCCTCCTCGACGGACGAGCACGGGGCGGAGACGTGGCGGTAGCGCAGGGCACTGACCTGGTGGGCGCCGTCGGGGTCGGGCTCGGCGCCGGCCATCCACACGCGCTGGCCGGAGCTGTCGCGGTAGCCGGTGATGATCCCGTACAGGGTGGCCCGGTTGACGACCGAGCCCTGCAGGGTGACGAGGTACTCGTGCGGGTCGGCACCGGGGGCGGCGGGGCGGCCGGGCCACAGCCACACGCCGCCGCACTGGGTGGGGGCCTGGCCCCAACCCGTGTTCTGGGTGGTGGAGTAGACCTCGGTCAGGGCCTCGCCGCTGATGATGCGCACGGTGTCGCAGCCCCGGCACACCATCCGCACCTGCACCCGGCGGAACGTGTCGCCGTGCTCGCAGTTCGGGTGGCCGCACGTGTGGTGGTCGGAGCCGGTGGACTGGGGGCGGATGCCCTCGGTGCGGCGGACCTCGACGTCGTCCCAGGACGGGTCGGTGCAGTCGACGGTGTGGGTGAGGGGTTCCCACCCGAGGTAGGTGTCAGTGATCAGTTCCATGCGGTCCTCTTGCTGAGGGAGACGGTCGCGGCGGTGAGGAGGCAGACCTCGTCCGGGGCGGGCGGGCCTGCGTGCCGGGCAGTGGACGGCGGGTACGAGGGGCGCGGCGGGGCAGCCGACACCGGGACCAGTTCCGCCGGCATGCGGTCGGCGGGGCCCGGGTCGGTACGGTCGGCGGCGACCTTGACCAGGACCGCGAGCACGGCCCAGGCCCCGGCCGCCACCCCGCCGTAGCGCAGCCACTCAGCGGCGAAGGCAGCGGCGCCGTTCATGCCGGGCCCGGGCCGGTCTCGGCGAGCAGTCCCATCAGCCGGTCGGCGGGGCGGTCGGCCATGAGCGTGGGCACGCCCTCAGCGCAGACCGCGACGACTACGTCGCCGACCACTCCCGTGGCGAAGACCGAGTCGTCCTGGCGGGTGACCGTGTCGGGGTGGACACCGAGCTTGTCGAGCCACCACCGCCAGGCGTGCAGGGACTGCGGCCGTACGGTCAGCCCGAGGTATGTGGCGGAGGGGACGTCGGTGGCGACGACGTCCGGCTGCCGCCCGCGGAGCTCGGCGGCGAGTAACGCGGCCGGCGACTCGAGGTCCACCTCGGTACCGATGCGGGCGGTGCAACCGGCGTACGTCGTGGTCTGCACGCCGGCCCGTTCGTCCAGGTCGGGGCCGACGACGCCGTACTCCACCGGCACCGTCTCTGCGTGCGCCTCAGTGGCCTCGGCGATCAGTGCCGTGACTGCGGGGGTGAGCTCGACGGCCAGGCGCTCGAGGTGCTCGCCGGTCAGCGGCAGGTCCAGCATCTGGGTGGCGAGCTCGAGGTGGGAGTGCAGCTTGTGCTGCAGGCCCCGGCTCACTTGCCGGACTCCGGCGTGCCCGTCAGCGAGCCCGGGGTGGTCTTCACGGCGGTGAGCGGGCGTACAACGGTGACGGCCGGCGCGACGATGTCGGCGGGACCGGTCCCGACAGTGGGCATGGGCTGCGTCGCCTCGCCCGCGGTCTCGGCCGTGGCGTCGGCGGTCTCCTGCAGGAGCTCGTCGGCGTCCGCCGGGTTCGTCAGCGCCCAGGCGCTGAGCGGTACGCCGTCGACGACGGTGCGCAGGCCGATCCAGTAGCCGACGAGGGAGCCCTGGTCGTCGCGCTTCTCCTCGCGGGTGGGCTCGGTGTCGGTGAGGGCGGCGGTCTCGAGGACGCCGCGGCCCGCGATGAAGCCGGCGCCGAAGTGGAGACGTGCCTCGTAGCTGTCGAGGGCGAAGCTGCGGTGCGCCTCGGCGGCGGTGGGAAGGGTGGGCACCTGGTCGACGAGCCAGTCGGCGAGCGCACGGGCCCGGTGGTAGGAGGCGCGGCCGGCGATCTGCGTAGCGGTCGCGGCGGGTGCGGTGGTCGTGGTGGGCTGGGTAGCCTGTTCCACGTGAGCCTCATTTCAGAGTGAGTGATGTGAGGCGACGTCTCGAGCGGGGCCGGTCGGACCGTGCAGGGTCCGGGCGGTCCCGTTTGCGTGGGGTCAGGAGACGTTCGCGAGTGCCTTGCCGCGGCGCGGCAGGGGGCGCAGGTTGGCGAGCGGGTGAGGGGCCGCCGCCGGGCTGGGCTTGGGCGGTGCTGCCAGTGGGCCGGTCGTCGGCTCGTGGTGGTGCAGTTGGTCGATCCGCTCGAGGTCGGCGTCCGTGAAGTACACGGTCCGGCCGAGCTTCTTGTGCGGCAGCTGCTTGATGTGTCGGCGCAGCCAGGACTCCTCGATGCCGAGCTCCTCGGCGGCCTCGGGGTACTGGAGCCGGCGGGTCACGACCGGGCTCCTGCCAAGCTGCTTCGGCGGGACCGGACGCTGCGGGCCGCCTGGACCCACAGGACGCCGCAGTCGACGCCGAGGCGCTCGGCCGAGCGGAGCGCCGCCTCGTAGGGAAGCTGGGTGCTCTTCCCGGTGAGCAGGTTGCCGATCATGCTGCTCGATACGCCGGCGGCCTCAGCCAGCTGACGGACGGAGACCTTGCGGCCTTCACCGTCGCGCTCCATCAGCAGCCGGAGGAAGGTGCGGCCGTCGCAGTCCTCACGATCGACCAGTTGGTACATCGGCAGATCTTGGATCATGTCCACCTCGTGTGACAGTTCGTCTCTGTGGTGAGACATGAGGAGTGTGGCACGTCGTGGACGACTTGCCTATCTCCTGAGACAGCGTGGCGAATTCGCCAATGGCCCGATCGTGTACTAGCGGGAAACGTCCCTCGTCATGGACAATTTGTCCTGCACCTGCGACTGACTGACCCTCTGAACAGGTGCAACATCACAGACGTAACACCAGTCACGTGGACACCCCGCGCCCAGACCGCGATACGGAGTGGCAGGATGATCCCCATGGTGGAGCAGGCGGCGCGGACGGATCTCTCCGATCTGGTGCGCACACGACGAGCGGAGCTCGCGCTATCGCTGCGCGCCCTGGCCAGTCGGTGCATCAATCCCGACGACCCCGACGCGGGGCCAGTCGTCGATCACAACTGGATCGACCGCTTGGAGAAGGGGACGCTGCGCGAGATCCCCGACTACGGGCGACTGGCCGGACTGGCCGCCGGCCTTCAAGTGGCACTCGGCTCGGTAACGGAAGCGGCGGGCTCTCAGTTCTGGCGCGTCGACTCGGTCTGGAGCGATGACGGCCAGGTGCGCGCCCTGGTGCACGACTACCTGGAGATGTCCCAGGACGATCAGGAGCGAGTTCGTGCGCTCATGGATTCCTGGCGCCGACTCAAGCGCGACTGATTCCCTTCGGTCTCAACTCCCCCTTATGTGCGCCTTGTTGACGCTGCCCGACTACACACTGTGCGTCGCCTATTGGCTGAATGTGTCCGCCAGTGTCTAATGGTGATCCGCCTGGGGGTGGAGATACCGATGAGCCTCGTGCTGCCCATGTGACGGTGCGGCTCGGGGGGACAGGGGCGAACATGTCAGATCAGTGCACGTCAGCGGTGTACCACCTTGCACAGCCAGGCCTCATGCCCAGTGGCCGCCTTGTCCATGTGGAGGACCGCCCGGGCGCACTGGCCGACATCTACCTCCACACCCTGCACGTCCGCGAGCCCCTGGTGTGGGAGCTCAACTGGATAACGCGCCATCAGGTCGGTAACGGACTGTGGCAGCAGCGCTGGACGCATCCCGGTCGCATGCAGGAGCCGGCCAAAGGCCTCGGTGTCGCCGTCTCCCGTTGGGAGATCGTGCCCGGCGTGACCATGCCCCGCGGCCGCACGGTCATGCCCGTTGAGGAGGACGGCAGCTGCATCTGGCTCATCCGCGCCGGGTACTGCACCCGCTCCGTGCGCGACGAGATGAACGCGATGCTCGAGCGGATTGCAGGCGACGGTCTCTGGCTGCAGCGCTGGGACGATCGGTGCGTTCGCCCACCTGCACCCGACCCTGTGCCCGTACTCGCGCCGCCGGTTGTGCCGCTGTCCCTCTGACGGCTCAGGGGTGGCCAGGGCCTGACCAATTAGTACGACTTTCATTCACTGAGCGTTTCACCCTGGTCACACTGTGATCGGTGTGGCATCGTCGATGATCCGCCTGGGGGGCGACATTGGATCAGTTCGCCCGTGTGTTCGAACAAGTGAGCGAATGTGCGGGCCAAGCTACGGCGCAGGAGGCATCGCGCATGACGGACGACGTGCCATCCGAGGAGAATCGGACCGCCGACGACTCACGCCCAGCGAAAGACGAGTTCCCCCAGACGGAGATCGAGATGCACTACGTGGACTCACTGCCAGGAGGAAAGGTTGTGATGCCATTCGAGAGGGACGGTGCCCTCGCCTGGTTCGTGGTTCGCGGGGAGATATCCCTGCAGGCCGGACGAGAGCTGCTCGGCCACATGAACCACCTCGTCCACACCGGGCTGTGGGAGCAGAACTGGCGAGGGCCACAGCCCGGCGACTGACGGCCTACAGCGCGCGCAGACCCACGACCGGTGCGGGCCCCGACATGACGTCCTCAAGTGCAGCGATGATCTCCGTGTCGAGCTCCCGCACAAGGTGCCCGTACCGGTCCACCGTCGTCTGAATACTCTCGTGCCCCAGCCGTGCCTGAATGGCCGGCAGCGGGATCCGCTTCCCGATCAGCCACGCCACGTGCGTATGCCGCAGATCATGCAGACGCGGCCTCTTCGGCAACCCCTTCGCGACCGCAGCCGCCACCGCCGGCTTCCACTTCCGGTGAAAAAAGTTGCTGTGCCGCCAGTGCTTGCCGGTCGCAGTCCGGAACACGTACGCCTCCGGCGGCTGCCCCGTAACCAGCTCCCGCATCATCCGCACCTGGCTCGGGGTCAGCGCCACCATCCGCCGCGCCTTCTTCGTCTTCGGCGGACCCAGGTAGAAGGACTTCGGACTGCCCTTCGCCGCGCGCTTCCACGCCCGCTGGATGTTGGCCGTCGGCACCGCGGCGTTCAGCGCCAGGTCCTGCACCTGCAGGGCGCTGGCCTCACCCCACCTCATGCCCGTGCCGACGAGCCAGTCCGCGAGCTGGCGCGCGGACGGGTCCCTGAACTCGGCAGCGATCCGCGTGTACTCCTCGTGCTCGAGGAACGTCATCTCCTCCTGGATGTGGTCATCGGCGCGGGGCAGCTGCGTCTTCATGCAGCAGTTCTTCGTGCGCAGCTGGGGAGTGGCCTCGATCGCGGCCTGCACGACGCAGTACAGCAGCCCGTGCCGGTTACGGATGGACTTCGGGTCCCCCTTACGGCGGGCCCACTTCTCCGGATCGTCCGGGTCTCGCTCGCCCGCCGCCATGACCGCGACCCAGTCGTCGACGTCCTCCTGGACCAGGTTGCAGATGGTCGCCTGCTCCGCCACGCCCCGCACGTTGGTGTGCTGGATCAGGGACAGGTGCAGCCGGATGTCCCGGTGGTAGTCGTCCTTCGTCCGCTCGTCGACACCGTTGAGGCGGTTGACGTACCGCGTCGCGTAGTCGACGAGGGGGACGTCGCCGGGGATGGCCGGCGTCTCGACGAATCCCTCTCCGGGCACCCAGCCGTGCGGCCACTGATTGCCGTGCGCCTCGACCAGCTTCTTGAACTGCTCGGCCTGGGCGCGCCCCTCGTCGGAGGTCTCGGCGCCGAACTTCTCGTTCTGCCACTGGCCGTCCTGACGCCACTTCACCTGGAAGGTGATGGCGCCGCTCTTCTGCGGTCGTTCCACGATGCTCGCCATGCAGGGAAGATAGGCCGCAGGTTCCTTGATCGGTTCCCGCGATGTTCCCATAGTGATGAGAAACACCAAGGGCCGACCTGTTCTACCAGGTCAGCCCTTGATCATTCAGGGTGAGTGACGGGACTTGAACCCGCGGCCACCTGGACCACAACCAGGTGCTCTACCAACTGAGCTACACCCACCAAGGCCGGTGCTCGAACTCCCGCGTGGCGGGACTTCCCGACCGGCTGAGAAAAAGTGTACAGGGTCCGAAGGGGTGCTCGCGCCCGGCTTTCGCGGACGCCGCCCGGCGGACCGGCGCCCTTACCCGGCGGACACGACGTGCTTCGCGGCGATCGCCTTGGCCGTGTCGGAGTCGGGGCCGGGCTGCGGGACGAAGACCGCCTCCCGGTAGTAGCGCAGTTCGGCGATGGACTCGCGGATGTCGGCGAGCGCGCGGTGGTTGCCGTTCTTCTCGGGGCTGTTGAAGTACGCCCGCGGGTACCAGCGGCGGGCCAGCTCCTTGATGGAGGAGACGTCGACGATCCGGTAGTGGAGGTAGTCCTCCAGCGTGGGCATGTCCCGCAGCAGGAAGCCGCGGTCGGTGCCGACGGAGTTGCCGCACAAGGGGGCCTTGCCGGGCTCCTTCACGTGTTCCCGCACATAGGCGAGGACCTGGGCCTCGGCGTCCGCCAGGGTCGTGCCGCCGTCGAGCTCCGTGAGCAGTCCGGAGGCGGTGTGCATCTCACGCACCACCTCCGGCATCGTCTCCAGGGCGCGCTCCGGCGGGCGGACGACGATGTCGACACCCTCACCGAGGATGTTCAGCTCGGAGTCGGTGACGAGGGCGGCAACCTCGATGAGCGCGTCGTCGGACAGCGAGAGGCCGGTCATCTCGCAGTCGATCCACACCATGCGATCGTTCAT